GACAGCGGGAGCGCCGTCGCCGGGTACAGAGGGAGCGCCGTCGCCGGGTACAGCGGGAGCGCCGTCGCCGGGGACAGAGGGAGCGCCGTCGCCGGGGACAGCGGGAGCGCCGTCGCCGGGGACAGCGGGAGCGCCGTCGCCGGGTACAGCGGGAGCGCCGTCGCCGGGGACAGCGGGAGCGCCGTCGCCGGGTACAGCGGGAGCGCCGTCGCCGGGTACAGAGGGAGCGCCGTCGCCGGGTACAGAGGGAGCGCCGTCGCCGGGCCATACGGCACCCTCTCCATCCTCTACTACGACCGTTCGATCTCGGTCTACCGCCGCAAGATCGCCGAGTGTGACCCAAACGGCCCGATCAAGCCGTGGCGGCGGTACACGCTCTCGGATGCGGGGGAGTGGGTCGAAGGGGCCGAGGTGCCAGAGGGCGAGCGTCCGGCGGCGCTGCTGGCGGCGGCTTACGCCGCGGCGAAGGCGAAGAAGTGAGCACTCCGCGGAAACGGAGGACAGCATGAAAACGGGAATCGCGCCGTCGGTCAAGTCGAAGATCAAGCCGTTCGAGATGGACAAGCGAACGTACCTACCCGGCGCGAGCGTGTCGGCGAAGTGCCCGACCTGCGGCGAGAAGGTGGTGCACGACTTCGACGATCAACCCCTGTCCTACCCGATGGCGAACAAGGCGTTCGACTTGGTGATGTCGCACGACGTCGAGGGGCCGGAGTACGTTTGCCACGAGTTCAAGGTCCGGATCACGGTGAACGTCTCGGTGTCGCTGACCCCGAAGCGCGTCAAGGCGGCGTTCTAATGGTCTACGTCCGCATCGAACTCTGGCCCGGAGGCGACCGGACGAAGGCCCGGCTGCTCCAAGAAGCGACGATCGCCAACGTCGGCGGGGACGCCGAGCGCGGGGACTACGCCGTCGGCGTGTCGCACTCGACGACGTACAAGGGGAGCGGGTTCGCCGACCCTGCTCGACCGAAGCCGGCCGAGGTCTGGAAGGCGGCGAGGATCACGAACCACGCCCGCAAGCTCTCGCCGTTCCACCTCGTCTGCAAGGCGGTCGGGGCGGCGATCGGTGCGACGACGCCGACCCCGGCGACGGCCCCCGACGACGGGGCGACGGTCGCGCGGAAGCGGCGGTTCGATCCGCCGAGGCCGTTCCTGCCGGAGCCGCCGACGCGGGCCAACGCCGCCGCGCCGGCGACACCGACACCGACACCGACACCGACACCGATCGCGGTGCGCGCCCCTCGCTGCCGCTACTGCGACAAGCCGGACGAGAGCCACGCCGCGGTGATCTTCGAGAACCGCCGGCGCGTGACGCTTCGTTTCTGCTCGCCGACCTGCGCCAGTCACTACCAGATGGGGGCCGAGGGATGAACCCGATCGTCGTCGTCGCCGGGACGCGCCCCGAGCACCTGAAGGTCGCCGAGGTCATTCGCGAGCTTCGCGGCTGCGGCCGCAAGGTTCGATACGTCTGGACCGGGCAGCACACATCCCCTTCCCTCGCCGCCGACGTGTTCGCCGCGACCGATGGCCCGTACCCCGACGTGGTCCTGCCGTGGCCGGCGGTCAAGGCGCGGTCAGGCAGATCGCCGAGGGTCGGCGCTGACAAGCCGCCGCAGTTGGTTTGGGCCGCCGCCCTCTGGTCGGCCTCCGCGATCGAGCCGCACCTCGCCGACGCGGCGCTCGTCCTCGTCCAAGGCGACACGGCGTCGGCGCTGGCCGGGGCGCTGGCGGCGAAGCGGGTCGGGGGGCTCCCGCTCGCGCACCTCGAAGCTGGGCTGCGGTCCTACGACTGGACGATGCCGGAGGAGCACGTTCGGGTGGCGATCGACGCCGAGGCCGACCTGCTCTTGTGTCCCTCGCCGCTCGCCGCCGCGACCTGCCGGATCGAGCGCGCCGCGCTGACGGCGAAGCGGGGGCGGCGAGGGTCGGCGAGGATCGCCCACGTCGGGCAGACCGGGATCGACTCGCTCGTCCGGGCGGCGACCGCCGACCGCGACTGGCCGTCGTTCCGGGCCGGGATCGAGGCCCTGTTTGCGGCCGACGAGGGCCGGTGGGCGCTCGTGACGCTCCACCGGGCGGCGCTGACCGACGACCCGGCCCTGCTCAGGGCGACCGTCGCGTCGATCGCCGGGGCGTGCGTCGAAGCCGGCTACCGTCCGGTGTGGGCGACCCACCCGAGGGTGACGGGGAACCCCGGCCACGCGAAGGCGCTGTCGGCGTTCCTCGCGCTCGGCGGCAGGGTGATCGACCCGCTCGGCTACCGTACCCTCGCCGCCCTGCTGCTCGCGCGCGACGGCCGAGGCGAGGTGTCCGGGTTCGCCGACCGTGCGATCGTCGTCACCGACTCCGGCGGGCTCGCGGAGGACGCGGCGTATGCACGAGTGCCGGTCGTGATCGTCCGGCCGACGACCGAGCGGCAGGAGCTTCTCGCGGCGTTTCCGTGGCGGGTCGGCATCGCCGCGCCCGGCTGGGACGACTCGGCGATGCGCGGGGCGGTGAAGGACGCGGTGGCGGCGACGAGGGGCTACGCGCCGATTCCTCCCGAGTACGGATACCGCGACTTCCTCGGCGTCGCCCCCTATCCCTACGCGCCGCCGCTCGTCGCGAACCTGACCGGCGAACTGTCGGCGTCGGCGACGACGGCCCTCGCGATCTCGGACTACCTGACCGCCGGTTATAAGGCCGACTGATGAAAGAGCCGAACCCCGTCGCCAACTTCGACCCGTCCTCCACGCTGCTCGTCGAGACGTCGCCCGACCCCGAGAAGGGGGCGAGCACGGCGTTGACGTGCGCCGTCTGCGACGGGTACACGCCGACGATCTCGTGGCTCGTCACGAAGGAGGACGGCGAGCAGGCGATCGTCGTCCTGATGGCGAGGCCGTCGAGGGCGGGCACGCAGTTCCGCCAGCCGTGGACATGGCGGCCGGCGTCGACGTTGCTCGCGTTCGCGGCGGTCGGTCTGTGGGTGCTCGTGGGATGCGTGATTCTTGCCGTCGTGGTACGCTGACGGCAAGTCGCCCCACGAGGCCAATGCTCCGCGTCAAAGAGGTTTTCGCAACAGTCCAAGGTGAAGGCAGCAACGCGGGCCGGTCTGCGGTGTTCGTGCGACTGGTTGGCTGCAACCTCTGGTTTGGACTCCAAGGCGGCCGGGCAACCGGGAAGGGCGTCTGCGCCGGATGGTGCGACACGGACTTCGTCGGCGGTGAGGCGTTCGAGGTCGATGCATTGATCGCGAAGGTTACCGCAACAAACCGGTCGCGCGAGGTTCGACCGCTCGTTGTGATCACGGGTGGCGAGCCGACGCTGCAACTGGCGAAGCCGGACGGAGAGCGGTTCGTGCTGCGGCTGCTCGTCGAGGGGTTCGACGTCGCGATCGAAACGAACGGGACGGTCGCGGCCCGCGTGCTGTCGTTGCCGGGCGTTCACGTCTGCGTGTCACCGAAGGCGCTCCGCGACGCTCCGGGGCTCGACCACGTCGTCGTGCGGACCGGGACCGAGATCAAGATCGTGGCGCCGCAGTGGACCGAAGCCGACGTCGAGGCGATGTCGGCGTGGGGCTTCCGATACCGCTACGTCCAGCCGCTCGACGTGGGCGGTGGGGCGCTCGGGAACGTCGCCGAGGCCCTCGCGCTGGCCGGGCGGCACGGGTGGCGGGTCGGGCTGCAAACGCACAAGCTGCTGGGGGTTCCGTGACCGATCTTGCCGCCGCGTCTGCCGCCGTTCGCGACCTGTTGCGGGCACTCGGGGAGGACCCCGAACGCGAGGGCCTGCTCGACACGCCGATGCGGGTAGCGAAGGCGTGGGACGAGATTCTGTCGGGTCGGCTGCTCGACCCTGCCGCCGTCCTGAAGACGTCGTCCGGGGCTGACGGGTTCGACGAGGTCGGCGGCTATGACCAAATGATCGTCGTGTCGAGCATCCCGTTCGCGTCGGTCTGCGAGCACCACATGCTGCCGTTCATCGGGCACGCTGACGTCGGCTACCTTCCGGGTGCGTCGGGTCGGGTGGTCGGCCTGTCGAAGATTCCACGGCTCGTCGACGCGTTCGCGCGCCGGCTGCAGGTTCAGGAGCGCATGACCCAGCAGGTCGCCGACGCGCTTCTGACCCACCTCGGCGCGCAGGGCGTCGGCGTTCGGATCACAAGCGAGCACCTCTGCGCCTCTTGCCGTGGCGTCCGCAAGCAGAGCCGGATGGTCACGGAGGCGCTGCTCGGCAAGTTTCGCGAGCACGCCGTTCGCGAGGAGTTCTGGCACCTTTCAGACCGAGGACGTACCGCATGAGCAAGCCGAAGCCGAAGGACGGGGAAGTCGCCGCCGAGTGGGTCGAAGCGTCGTCCCTCGTTCCGTGGGAAGGCAACCCGAGGATCAACGACCACGCAGTCGAGAAGGTCGCCGCGTCGATCGTCGAGTTCGGCTGGGCCGAGGTGATCGTCGCTCGCCGGGCGGACAGTATGGTCATTTCGGGGCACACGCGCCTGAAGGCCGCGCAGAAGCTCGGCATGACACGAGTCCCGGTTCGGTTCCTCGACGTGGACGACCGGCAAGCGCGCAAGCTGGCACTCGCCGCGAACAAGCTCGGCGAGTTGTCGGTGTGGGACAACGACGGGCTCGCAAAGGTGCTTGCCGAGTTGACCGCCGAGTATGGCGACCTCGACCTGACGTTCGACGCCGAGGCGCTCGGCTTCTCGAAGTTGGAGATCGACGCGCTGCTCCGGTCGCCCGGCGCGTGGGCGTCCGAAGGCGCGGTCGACCCCGGCTCGATCGGGGACTACGACCCGGCGGCCGAAACGTATGTGATCAAGGTGCTCGGGATCAAGGCGGCAGACCGGGACGCGACGCTCGACGCCGTGACCGCCGCGCTCGCCGCCCTTGGGACCGGCTACGTCGCCAAGGCGTTTTGATTGACGACGGGGACCGCGAGCTTTGCGACGGACGAACCGGTCGTGATCGACGGGGTTGCCCGTTGTCGGTTCCCGTACCTCGTGAGCTATGCGTACCTTCGCCAACGACCGGCGGCGCAAATCCGGACAATCCTCGACGACCCGCGTCGGGAGGTGCTGCTCGACTCCGGCGCGTTTACCGCGTTCAATGCGGGCAAGGCGATCGAGGTCGGCGATTACATCGACTTCCTTCACGAGTGGAAGGACAAGCTGTTCGGGTATTTCCTGCTCGACAAGATTCAAGACCCGGCGGCGACCGAGGCGAACTGGCAGACCATGCTCGCCGCCGGCCTGTCGCCGATCCCGATCCACGTTTTCGGCGAGGACGGCGCTGCGATGGATCGGTTCTTCGAGCGGTCGCCTTACGTCGGACTCGGCGGGTTTCGTCGTCCGTCGAGGGGGAAGGCTCCGATCGAGTACGTCAAGCAGAAGATGACGTGGGCCGCCGCGCGGCCGGTCCACTGGCTCGGGTACACCGACGAAGAAACGCTGCGCGCGTTCCGGCCGTTCTCGTGCGACAGCGCGTCAGCGTGGGCCGCCTCGCAGTTCGGCGTGTGCCACCTGTACCGCGGGAATGGCAAGTGGTGGGCCGGCGAGCACCACGAGTGGATCAAGGTGTCGGGAGCCGAGGCTCGGTCGCTGCGAGCAACGCTGGTCGAATACGGGTGTTCACCCGACGCGCTTGACAGTGCCGATTCGTGGCGGTGGCAGAACGCAAGCGAGGCTGAACGCGTGTGCGACACGCGGACGTATGTTCGGACGTCACGCAATCATGATCAACCGACCCACGTTGCGGCGCACCTCGCGGTTCGTTCGTTCGTTCGGTACATATATGACATTCGTCGCATGTTCGGGACGCGGGTGTTCCTCGCCTGCACTTGCGACACCCGGTTCGACCGGATCGTCGACTGTGCGTTGGAGGTCGCCCACGCTCGCGGCTGGGATCGACCGTTGGGTGTGGCGTGACCAAGGTTCCCATCCTTGCGAGCTATGCCTACCTTCGGGAAACTGATCCCGACCGCGTGCGGCAACTCGTTGCAGATCCACGGATTGAGTTCCTGCTGGATTCTGGCGCGTTTACGGCGTTCAATGTTGGGAAGGCGATCGACTTGCAAGATTACATCGCGTGGGTCCATGCGTGGAAGTCGCACCTGTTCGGCTACATGGCGCTCGATGTGCTCCAAGACACATGGCGCTCGATGTGCTCCAAGACCCGGTTGCCACGGACGCCAACCAACAGACGATGATGGCGGCGGGCTTGGTTCCGATTCCTGTTCATGTATTCGGTGACGACGAAGCGAGGATGAACCAACTGTTCAGCTATTCCTCTTGGGTGGCGCTGGGTGGGTTGCGTCGCCCGCATCGGGGAGCCGCGCCGGACACCTATGTCAAGCTGAAGATGAAGTGGGCGGCCGGCAGGAATGTTCATTGGCTTGGGTATACCGAACAGGCGATGATCAAGGGGTTCTCCCCGTATTCTGTGGACTGTGCGTCGTGGACGGCCGGACGCACGTTCGGACAGATGCACGTCTATATGGGGGGGGGAGACATGCTCAACTTCGCTGAGCCCGATTGGAGGGCTGGGCGGTTCCGGGCCGGACTTGCGGCAAGCAAAGTCAGGGCGGCTGTGGCGCGACTTGGGATAGACCCCAAGGTGTTCGACCTGTCAGAAAGCTGGCGGAATCAACACTATGTTCACCGAGTGCAGATGCTCAACGCTCGGTCGTGGATCGCGTACTCGTTGGACGTCAAGAAACATCTTGGCACGCGCCTGTTCGTGTCGGTGTTGCCCGACAAGCAAGACGTCGACGCGATCGTGGCCGCCTTGGATTGGGCGTGTGGACCTATCCGTCAACCAACGATTGCCGGCCTTAGTGCTGTTGGATAGGGAGTAATGATGAAGCCGACTTGTACCCGCCGCTTGGAGTTCGACGCCGCCCATCGGGTGACGCGCCACGAGTCGAAGTGTCGCAACCTGCACGGGCACCGGTACGCCGTCGAGATCACGGTCGAGGCCGACGGGCTCGACGAGTGCGGCCGGGTGGTAGACTTCGGCGAGGTCAAGTCGATCGTCGGGACGTGGATCGACGAGCGGTGGGACCACGGGACGCTCCTGCATCCCGATGACGTCGACCTGCACGCGCTCTGCGATGCCTCCGGCTGGCGGCACTACACGATGTCGTCTGAGCCGACCGCCGAGAACATCGCCGCCGAACTCGGGCGGGTTGCCGGGGAACTGCTCGCCGGCCGAGGGCTGCGGATCGTCCGCGTCCGTGTCTACGAAACGCCGAACTGCTGGGCCGACTGGCTCGGCCCGGAGTCCACATGAAAGCCAAGTCGATCGCCGTCGTCCTGTTCTCGGGGGGGCAGGACAGCACGACGTGCCTGTATTGGGCGCGTGACCGGTTCGAGCGCGTGGTCGCGCTGTCGATCCACTACGGGCAGCGCCACGCCGTCGAGGTCGAGGCCGCGCGCACCATCGCGGCGGCGGCAGGGGTCGAGCACGAGGTCTTGGAGGTCGGCCGCATCCTGCGCGGGACGTCGCCGCTCGTGTCGGACGCGCCCGTCGGGCAGTACGCCTCGGCGAACGACCTGCCGGGGGGCGTCGAGCCGACGTTCGTGCCGGCTCGGAACGCGCTGTTCCTCGTCCTCGCAGCCAACGTTGCCACGGTGCTCGGGTCGCGCGACCTCGTGACCGGCGTCTGCGAGGCCGACTTCGGGGGCTACCCCGACTGTCGACGCGACTTCATCGACGCGATGGAGCGGACGCTCGGGCTCGGGATCGACGGCGACGCCGAGGCGTTCCGCGTCCACACGCCGCTGATGTACCTCACGAAAGCGGACACGGTGAGGCTTGCGCAGGCGTTGCCGGGCTGCATGGAGGCCCTCGCCGACTCGCACACCTGCTACCGGGGGGAGCGCCCCCCCTGTGGCAAGTGCCACGCCTGCATCATTCGGGCGCGGGGCTTCGACGAGGTCGGGGTCGTCGACCCGATCTCAGGCCAGTAAAACGACAAGACGCCGGGACCATTCCCGGCGTCCGTCGGCCGAGGGCTTACTCGCGGCTGATCGTCACGCACTCCTTGTGAAGTGAGGCGCGCAGGCCGACGGCGGCGAGCGCACGACCGGCCGTGCTGGACTTCGGCGACCACGCTGCGGCGTACTTCGTGACCGACCCGGCGAAGCCGGCGGTGGCGAGTTCAGCGAAGGTGACGTCGCGTTCGGGTACGTCGGCCGTGAGCAGGGCCGCTTGCGCGGTGGCCCACGTTGCCCACTTCCCGTCCGCCTTCACGGCGGGCTGGTTCGCCTTCTCCCCCTTGCCGCCCGCCACCACGCCGAGCGCGATCTCGCCGGCCCGCACCCGCAAGGCGCGCAGGACGCTCGCCCGGCACGCGCCGCGCGTTTCGGCTTCGTGGGCGGCCCGGACTTCGTCGAGGGTGGTCAGGACGGGCTCGGCGGCGACCACGGGGGCCGGGAGCATGGCGGCGATGTTCGCCTCGGCCTTCGCGAAGTCGACCGGGTCGAGTTCGACCACGACCGGATCGGCGTCGACGACCTCGACGATCTCCGGCTCGACGACCGCGACGTTCCCCGCGGTCAACTGAATCTCGCGCATGTCGCCGCCGAGGACGAGCACCTCGTCGAAGCTGCTGCGGAGCGTCTCGATGGCGCGCACGCCGCCGAACGCGGTGTCGTGGTCGACCGCCCACGCGCCCTCGCCGCCGACTTCGAGGGCGGCGTACTTCGTGCCGTACAGGGCGATGCGGGCGGGGTGCCCGCCGACCGTGCCCTCCTGCGCTACCACCGCGTCGTACATGGCGCGGGCCGTCTTGTCCGACGGGTTGCGGGCGATCTTCGCGGCGGGGGCTTCGGTGTTCTTCTTGCTGGGCATCTTGTTCTCCGTGGGTTGTTGAGCGCGGGTTCCTTCCCGCCCCAATCATGTAACCGCCTATCGGATAGCGTAAAGGAAGCGGAGCGCAGATAGTCGAAAAAAGTTCGCGGCTCGCTCCAGCCGGCGGCGCCGCGGCTCGCTCGTTACCGTGGGCGGGAGGTGATCGATGGACGAAACGAGCGGTGCCGAGAAGGCGGTGCGAGCGGTGCTCGGCTACCCGGCGAGCGGTGAGATCAAGACGACGGCGGGCTTCCCCGACGCGATGCCGGCCGACCGGCAGCGCCGCTGCGTTCGGGTCGCGCACGTCGTCGTACCGGACGAGAGCGAGGAGTCTGACGACACCCGCACCTTCCACGTCCTCGTCGGCCGCGCGTGGATGCACATGCTCGCCCGGACCGGCCGACCGGTCGGCGGGCCGTCGAGCTTGATCCGATGCGTCTGCGTCGAGGCCGTGCTCCGCGACTACGTCGCCCGCGAACTGGCCGAGGGGCTCGGCACCGAGGGGCGGGAACGGTTCGGCGAGCGAGATGCCGACTGCGTCGCGCTTCACCGGCGGCTGGAGATCGACCCGCTGACCCTGCTGACCCGCTTCGAGCGCCCGCTGTACGCCGACGCCCGGATTCACCTCCCGCTCGGCGCCGTCGTCGAGGCGTCCGGGCTCCGGGTCGACTTCGGCGACGAGACGGTGCCCGAGCGGCTCGTCGCCCACGCCGAAGGGTGCTCGATGCCGTACCCTGCGAAGCTCGTGGCGACGAAGGCGTCTGAGGAGGTCGTCGGCGATGTCTCGTGAACTCTACGCGCTGACCGTCCTGCAGCCGTTCGCGACGGGCATCGCGTCGTGGGGGAAGGACGTCGAGAACCGGACGTGGCTTCCGGGGCGCCGGCTTCCCGTCGGCGCGTGGCTCGCGATCCACGCCGGAAAGCAGAACTACCCCGACGCGGACTCGCCGGAGTTCCGCGACTGGCTCGCCGTGACCGCCGGGCCGTTCCTCCCGGCCGACCTGACCGACGTGCGCGTGGAGCGACACGTCGGCAACAGGGAGTCGCGGTGGCGCACCGTCCGCGCCGGCTACCTCGCCGCCCTGCCCCGCAGCGCGGTCGTCGCCGTCGTCCGGGTCGCCGCGTTATCGGACCCTGCCGCCAAGGCGAGCCCGTGGGCCGTTCCCGGCCACGAGCAGTGGCGGTTCGATCGTGTCCACGCCCTCGCCGTCCCGGTGCCGTGCAAGGGCGCGCAGGGCCTGTGGCGCGTTCCCGACGACGTCGTTGCCGCGGTCAGGGCCGGTCCCGCCGGCGCGACGCTTGCCGTCTACCCGGTGTGCCCGTGAAGCCGCTCCCGAGGCTATCCGAGCGGCCCGACATGCCCGCCGTGTGGGTGAGCGGTCACGCCCGCGAGCGGGTGGCCGAGCACCACGACGTTCGGTCCGCGTGGGCCGTCTGCGAGTTGATCGACGAGGCGACCGAGATCGAATCCGACCTCGCGTGTACGATCTTGCAGCGCCGCCAGCCGCGAGGGCCGGGGCGCGACCGTTACCTCCTCGCCGCCGACCGCCGCGGTATGTTCGTGGTCGCGCCGAGTTGGGTCGAGGGGTCCGCGTTCGTCTACACCCTCGTCACCTACCTGCGATTCAGCGAGGGCCAGACCGCGGCGCTCGCCAACCTGTTCCCGACGGAGAAGAAGGACCGATGATGCTGCTATGCGAAGTCACGAAGCACGAGGCCACCGGCAAGCCGTGTCCGGGCGAGGGGACCGCCACGGTGTCCATGCTCTACCGCTCCGGCGTGAGCGAGCAGAAGCGCGTCTGCCCGCACCACGCGGTCCAGATCGCAGAGTCGAACGCGCTGGTCGCCGCCGAGCGGCGGGAGCGGTTCGGCGAGCGAGCGGCCGAGTCGGACGACCGGGCGAGCCTGCTCGTTGCCGAGCGACCGGCCAAGCCGAAGGCGCCACGGCCGTTCGAGCACGACGGCCGCAAGCCCTACCGGTCGTGCCGATGGGGCGACTGCATGAAGCTCGGCCGGGTGCCGCTGTGCAACCAGCACACGGCGCGGGCCAAGACCATGAGGGAGGACGGCGACATTCCGGCCGACTTCGATGCGGCGACGGCGCCGCACGAGGCGTTCGAGACGCTGTGGGCCGCCCGGCAGAGGCGGATCGCCGAGCGAACGAACAAGACGCCGACCGTCGCCGACCTCGCCGCCGGCGCCGAGGGGCCGCCTGCCGTCGCCGACCTATCCCCCGAGGGGCCGCCTGCCGTCGAGGCGCAGGCCGCGCCGTGCCTCCCGACCGCGGGGGAGCCGGGCGAGCCGCCGACGCCGCCGACCGAGATCGAAGCCGTCCGGGCATGGGCCGAGCGGGCAGAGGCGACCATCGGCAAGATGGAGATCGAACGGGACGCGGCGCACCTCGTCCTCGACGCGGCGCAGGTTCCGTCGGGGCTCGCGCTCGAACATCGGATCGCGCGGCTCGCCGACAAGCTGCGCGTCGAGCGCAACCGCGGCGACGACCTGTCGAAGTCCGCCCTGATCTTCTCGGCCGAACGCAACGAGGCCGTCGCCACGTTGGCCGCCGTCCGCGCCGACGCGGCAGAGCACGCCGCCCTGCTCGCCTTCATGCACGACGGGAACGACGTCGCCGGCCTATCGGTCCCGACGCACCAAGCCCTCGACGCCTATGACGACCGTCGTGGGATCGGAAGCAAGCCGAACGCCGACCTCGCCGCCGAGTCGAGCCGAGAGCGGTGGATGCTGTCGGTCCTGAAGTACGTCGCGGGGCAGATGCTCGACGACCTCGAAGGCGCCGTCGAGGACGGGCGGTCGCCGTCCGCCGTCACCGTCCGAGCCCTGCGCGCGATCGTCGAGGGCCGGACGCCCGAGCCTGAAGGCGGCCGGTGAGCCGCGCCGCCGGCCCGGACCGATGATCGGGGCCGTCGACACGAAGGCCGCTCGCGGGTGGGTCGTCGTGGTCGACGGCGTGCGCTGTCGCGTGCTCGGGACCGTGGGCGCCGACCGCTGGCGACTGCTGCGGCCGGACCGCTCCACCTTCCTCCTCGCCGCCGGCTCGCCGCCCATCGCGGCCGTCGAAGCGACGCTCGCCCGGCTCGGGCGGCTACCCGAGAACAGGCCGTCGGCGCGATTGGAGGCACGCGTTCCGGCGTTCGCCGCCGCCGATACTGCCGGCGTTCAAGCCGTCGAACCCGAGCGGCGAGCCGTGCCCGCTACCGCCTCCGAGGCTACCCCGCGGTCGTCGACGGCCGAGGCCACGTCGCGGACATGCGCCAGCGACGAGAAAACGTAGGCTGCGGGCGCGCTCTCGGCGCGCTAAAGGATGACCGTGGCCGACAAGAACACGAAGGCGCAGACGGCGACCGACAAGCGGACGGCCAAGAGGTTGTCGGGCGCCGCCCTCGCGTCTGCGATCCGGGTTCGGGCTCGGGTCGAGTTGCCGCGGGTGAGGGGCGAGACAGCCCCGGAGCACCGGGCGTTCCTGATGTGGGCGATGGCGGGCGGGACGTCGTACCCGAACCAGATGGCGTTGCTCGCGGCCTGCGCCGCCGCGACGTCCACCTCGAAGTACCTGATGCGGCTCGCCCACAAGAACCGCAAGTTCGCGGCTCGGATCGAAGGGTTCGCCCGGCCGGACGAGGTCGCATACGTGACGTACCGGCGGCTGTACCTGCTCGAAATGAGCGGGCGCGAGATTCTCGGGATCGCCGCCGTCCTCGACCCGCCGGCCGACTCCATCCCGGAACTCTGGCTTTGCTCGGCCGCCCGGCTCGCGGAGGACATCGAGGCGCGGCAGAACGAGCGCCGGTCGAGCCGGCACGACCATTTCGCGGCCGCGATCGCCGATGCCGAGCCCGTAAGCGTGCAGAACGGGATGAAGGCCGGCACGCCGAGAGGGGGGCGGACGGTCGACCTCGAAGCGGTCAAGCCGGCACCGTCGGACGGGTCGGTCGTGGCGAAGCTGATCGGCGACGACGTGGGCTCGGCGATCGCGGACGCCGTCGGGCGCAAGCCGCGGACAAGGGGCGCGGCCCTCGAAGCGCGGGCGAAGGCGGCCGAGGCCGTGGCGCGGACCGCGGATCGGATCGCCGACCGGGAGCGCAAGGGCGGCGAGAAGGTCGTGCTGACGGCGCAGGACGCCCGGAACGTGCTGCGCTCGATCATGGGCTCGCCCATCGACGAGCGGTCGCTGCGGGAGGTCGACCGCGAACTGCTGGCCGCCGCACGGGCCGCGAGCCCGGACGCCGAGGTTCGGCTCCTGTCGCTGCTCGCGACCCAGCGGGCCGAGGCCGAGGCCGCCGCCGCGGACCCGACCGACCGGCTCGTGAAGCTGGTCGACGCGGCGTTCGGGTACTTCGCCCGCGAACTCGGGGCGGGCAAGGTCAAGGTCACGATGTCCTCGCTGCCGATGCTGATCAAGGCGCGGGCGCTCCTGACCGGGGGCGCGACGTCCCGCACGGAGCACACCGGCCTGCTCGACGCCCGCGGGGCCGGGTGGCGCGACTCGGCGCGGGTCGCCGACGCTCGCCAGTCCACCGACAAGGGCGCGCTCGTCCGGGCCATGCGCGACGACGTCGCGGAGTTGGCCGTGATCCTCGACGCGCTCGGCGAGGTCGGGGATGAAGGCGACGCCGTTACGATCGGCGTCGAGTCGTCGCCCGTTACCGAAGCGGTGGGAGAATAGGCGATGGCGATCTACGATGCGCTCGTGGACTGCGGGGGGGTGGCGTCGTGAGCGGCGACGTGCGGTGGCTGCGCTGCCCTGAGTCGCTGGGGGTGGCGCTGTGGCGCACCCTGCGCGATTTGCTCGGCCAGCCGGATTCGGGCGTAGGCGTTGGAGCCTCGTATACCAGCGATGACCACGTCATTACGGAAGTGTGGTGCCTCGACGTGCCCATCCTGAAGTGTGAGACGTGGTATCGGGACGTTCGGATGGACGAGGAGGGGATCACGCGGCGCGGCGTCGGCGAACATGCCTACTACCTGCCCGCGCGAGAGGAGTGCGACCATGCCGACCACGCTTAGCGACGTGGAAGCCGAAGCCCTCGTCGCCGCTCTGGAGGCCCGCCATGCTCTTTGACCTTCGCCCCCTGGACCTCCCGCCCGAAACGGCGCCGTTCCGCTTCACGGGCGACACCTGCCGCCACCCCACCGCGCAGGACGGCGTGCTCAGCGCCGACCTGACGTGCGACAGCCACGGCTATTGGCGGTGGGGTGCGACTCACCACGTCGCATGGCCGCTCACCGCCGAGGATGTGACGTGGCAGGAGGCCAGCGCCGAGGGCATCGAGCCGGAGCACGCCGATGCGCTCGCGGCGCTGCCCGACGAGGAGCAGGCGCGCGTTCGCCGGCTCGTTCAACGCGCGGAGGGCTCCGATGGCTATTGACCTCGACGCCGTTCGGGCTCTCCTTGCCTCGCTGCCGCGCGAGTCGCGCAACATCCCGCGCCGACGGAAGGCGGTCGTGATCGACCAGCTACGCGCGGCCTTGGCGCCGCTCCTCGCAGAGAGCGAGGCGAGCGCCGACGGGTGCGATGGTGCGCCCATCCGAGAGCCGGGAGACGGCGGCAAGGCGTGGGTCGACGAGTGGATCGGCCCTGACCGAGAACAACTGCGCCTGCTCGGCGCGAAGGGGGGAGGGTGATGGGAACGGCAAGTCCGGGCGCGCCGCCGCCGATCTGGCTCGTGTACGGCGTTCTCGCCGCGATCCTCGGCGGCCCGATCTTCATCGCGTGGACGTTCGTGCTCGCGAGGTGGCCGTGACCGCGGGTGACGTCGTCTCACCCCGCCCGTCGCCGTCGCCCGGCTCGCCGCTCGTCGAGCATCGCTCGCACGGTGCGCTGATGCAGCGGGCCGGCTACCCGGCTCACCTTGCGCGGTTCACCTACGGCGGCCCGGTAGCCGGGAAGGACGTCCGGCTCGTCCTCGACCGTCGCGGGCTCGCCGCCCTTACCGAAGCGTCGAGTCAGTCGACGACCGCTCGCGCCCGCTGCGACGGGGCGGCCCTGTTCGTCGAGGTCTACCGGGGCGGCGACGGCAACGTGGTCGAGTTCTGGTCGCCGCTCGCCGCTCGGGTCGCGCCGGAGCCGGTCGGGCTGATGGGCGACGCCGACCTGCCCGACCTCGACCTCGACGCCGAGCTTCGGGAGTTCGGCGGCCACCCTCCGGTCGTCTCGCCGCCGCTCGGCGACGTCGGTAAGCGAGGCGCGCGGGCGCTCGTCCTGCTCGGCCGGTCCGTGTGGGTTCCGCACCCGGCGCTCCGGCCGCGCTGGCTGATCGAAGCCGGGCCGCTCAGGGCCGCCCGCCTCGCCGCCGAGGCCTCGATCACGGGCCGGGCGGTCATGCACGGGGTCGGCGTTCAGGTCGACGTGTACGCGCCGACCGACGGCCGGTCGCCCCCTTACGAGGTCTGGACCCTGCTCGCGAACGGCGCGCCGACGGCCGAGTCGGTGGGGGTTGGGTGACCACCCCGCCCCCCTACGCGGGGCTCGACGCCCGCCTCGCCGCCGAGTTCCCGCTGCTCGGGCTCGGCCGGGGCGTTCACCGGAACACGCGCGGCCAGCCGCTCTCGTTCGCGTCGATGCCGTACCTCGTCGAGTTGTGGCGCGACTTCCCGAACCTCGAAGGCGCCGACGCGGTCAAGGCGGTGCAGACCGGGTGGTCGGAGTTGATGGTCGCGTTCACGCAGGAGCGGAGCGGTTGGGCCGCTCGGTCGGTCACCTACGTCCTGCCGAAAGGCCGGGGCCGCGACGACTTCGTGAAGACGCGGGTCGACCCGCTCCATCGGATCGTGCCGGAGTACCGCGTCCTGCTCGGCGGCGAGATCGCCGAGGGCTCGACCGAGGCCGAGGGCTCGTCGAACATCCGTGTGAAGCACTTCGGGAAGGGGTCGCAGCGATACCTCGGCGCGGGCGTGTCGGACGAGTTCGTCGAGTTCTCGACCGACGTCCTGATCGTCGACGAGTACGACGAGTGCGTGAACGCCGGCGGCGAGAAGAACCTCGCGCTGGCCGAGAACCGGCTCCGGGCGTCGCCGCACCCGCAGATGTTCCGGCTCGGGAACCCGACCCGGCCCGGCTGGGGAATCTCGAAGCTCTACGACGAGGGCGACGGCCGCCGGTGGTTCTGGCGCTGCTCCTGCTGCGGACACCGACAGGTGCTCGCGTGGGACGTCCACATCGTCGAGCGAACCGACACGGGCGGCTGGATCGCACGGGACGCCGAGCGGAGCGACGACCCGTCGAGGGGTGACGTTCGGCCCGTCTGCGTGTCCTGCCGCCGGCCGTTCGACCGGCTGGCGAAGGGCGCGGCGTGGGTCGCGGCGAGGCCAGACGCGGGGCGCCGGAGCTACACGATGTCGCGGCTCGACGTCCTGTCGCAGAGCCTCCGGGCGTTGATCGTCGAGTGGAACAAGAAGCAGGGCTCGGTCGAGGGTGTGATCCAGTTCCGGCGCGGCGTGCTCGGCGAAGCGGTGGACGCCGAAGGGTTCAGCGTGTCGGGGACCATGCTGTCGCGCTGCGCCGTCGGCCCGGCGAACGACGCCGTCGGCGGCGAGGGCTACGGCTCTCGAACGGTCGTCGCCGGCGTGGACGTCGGCAAGGTGCTCAACGTGTTCGTCGACGTGATCGAGAAGTTGCCGGGCGGCAAGGTGACGCGGCGCGCCGCCCTCGTCGCAGCCGTTGGCTCGTTCGACGCGGCGTGGGACATCCTCGAACGCTACCGGGTGCAGGTCGCCGTGTTCGACGCTGGACCCGAGCGGACGAAGTGTCAGGAGATACGGGACAAGGCGCGCAACAAGGGCGGCCGGCTCGCCGTGTGGCTGTGCCAGTTCCATCCGGGCGCGAAGTCGGGGGACGAGAAGTATGCGATGAAGCTCGACCGGTCGTCGCGGATCGTGACGGTCGACCGGACGCAACTGCTCGACACGGTGTTCGAGGAGATCGCAGCCGGCCCGGCCGAGCGCGTGTTCCCCGGCGACGTCGAGGCGGTCGAAGGGTTCGTGCGGCAGATGAAGGCGCCGGTGCGGACGCTGTCCGAGAAGCGCGACCGGTACGTCTGGACCGAGGGGTCGGCGCCCGACCACTACTTCCTCGCCAACGGATACGCGCGGGTCGCCTACGACCTGCTCAACCGGGGCGCTCGCTTCGTGGTGGTCGGAGATCGAGAAGCCGAGGACGGCGGGGACGGGTGACGCCCGTTACCTCGGTGTCGAGGGCGACAAGATGAACGGGTACGGAAGCGACAACTACCCGCCGGGCTGCGACGGCCCGCCGGCCGAGTGGGACGAGGAGGACGACGACGTGGTCGGCGCCTCAACGCTGCGCGACGAGATCGAATGTGGCGAGGACTTCAACTGCGCGTGCGCCGCGTGCGCGGCCGAGGCGGTGTCGCCGTGACGCCGCTCACCCGCGAGCCGTTCGCGTCGTGGTCGGCCGCCTACGACCGCGCGAAGGCGATGTGCGAGACGGCCGCCTACATCGGGCGCGAGCCTGACTGGCCGGACATCGACAAGGCCGGCGCGCTCAACGCGACGGAGCGCAGCGAGATTCGGCGGGCCGCGGTTGCCCGAGTGGCGGCCAAGGCCGCGGGGGCGCCGTGAGCGACCCGACGAAGGCGCAGGTCGAGGCGCTCGGCCGCAGGGCTCCGGATGCCCGGCCGGACGAGATCGGGTTCGCTGCGCGCAACCTCCTGCTCGCCGCCCGCGAGGAACTCGACGACCTCGGCGGGAGCCTGCCGCACGTCACCGAGTTGATCTGGAAGATCGACGCCCTGCTCGCCGGGCACAAGCCGTGAGCGGCGACTACGGGTTCACCGTGACCGCGGCTGGGTCGCCCAAGGACTGCAACAGTGGGCACCGAAAGGACAAGCCGGTAATCCTGCTGTCCGGCGGCTCGCGCGCGCACTACGGCGTCGTGATCGGCGTCGAGTGCCGGCTCGTCGCCGACCCTGCCTCGCCGCTGAAGTTCTCGGGGATCGGCGAACTGCTCCCGATGCCGCGGCGCGACGTCAACGAGGCCGAGCGCGAGGGCGACCGCTGGGTCGTGCTCGAACCCGTCGACAAGGCGACGCCGTGGCCGAAGGAGTTGTTCGCCGAGCAGGTTCGGCTCGAATACGACCCGGTCGTGCTTGCGGCGGCGCAGGCGCGCCACGCGAGGCCGCGGAGCGGGTAGTTCGGCCGCCGCCGTGCTACCGTGGCCGAACGCCACGGAGCCGCGATGTCCCGAGCCGCCATGACCAGCCCGACCGTCAACCTCGCGAAGCGGGGCGGCGACGTCGTTCCGTTCCCCGCGTCGAACGGCGCCCGCCTCTCGCAGTGGGGGGCGTGGGGCGACGCCGGCGAGGCGCTCGAACGCGCCCGGCGCGGGCACGCTCCCGGCTTCGTCGGGATGTCCGCGGCCGGGCGAATCTTCCCGGTCAGCACGATCCTCTCGCAGCGGCTGCTCACGCCGATGCAGGCGTGGCGAATCTACACCACGAGCCCCGACGTTCGGTTCTGCGTCGACTCGATCGTGCGCCGGGTGGCGACGTGGGACTGGCGGATCGTGCCGACGGTCGACCCGCGAGACAAGCGATACGAGACGCTCGCCAGCGTCGCGGCCGACACGACCGCGTGGCTCGCCGCGCCGAACCTCGACGGGCTGACGTGGCAGGAGGTCTGGACCGAGGTCGGCATCGACCTGCTCGTCCACGACGCGGGCGCGCTCGAACTGGTCGCCGGCAAGGGCGGGGTTCTGGAGGAGGTCGCGCCGCTCCCCGGCCGCGAGGTCTACCCGCGCGTCAACGAATACAACCGCACGATCGAGTACGTCCAAGACCCGATGGGCTACGCGACCGCCGGCTCCGGGTACGCCGGCGGGAGCGACACGGCGGGCACGCCGGTCGTCCGGTTCGACCCGCAGGAAGTGCTCTACCTCCGGCTGTTCCCGAACACGACCGGGCCGCTCGGCCTGCCGCTGATCGAATCGTGCTTGAACGAGGTCGTGTCGGTCCTGCTTGCGTCCGAGCAGGCGATGTCGCTCCTCGACGCGAACGAGATTCCGCCCGGCCTGCTCGTGCTTGGCGGCATCGCCGGGGACGCGCTGGAGGTGGCGAAGTCGGACCTGCAGCGCATGAAGGGGCGCGAGGGGAAGCTCCGCGTGATCGGCGGCGAGCACGGGGCGGTCGACGCGAAGTGGCTCGAACTGCGCCGGGCGATCCTCGGCGTGGAGATGAAGTCGATCGTCGACGAGGCGCGCCGTGCGATCTGGCGCACGTTCGGGATCATGCCGATCGAGGCCGGCGTGACCGACAACACGCCGCGCGCGGTGGGCGAGGTCATGGCCGAAATGTCGAACTCGCACCTCCTGCGGCCGATCCTCGAACTGCTCGCGGGCAAGGTGAACGCGCGCCTGCTGCCGAGGGTCGTCGCGCCGCGGTTCGCCAAGCTCCTGCGGTTCGAGTTCGACTTCGACCAGAAGCTGAAGCCGGACGAGGCCGCCAAGCAGCGCGACTCCAAGCTCGGCGCGGTCAAGGTCGGCGCCATGACCCTGAACGAGTGGCGCGCGTCCGAGCGCCTGCCGCTCTACGGCGCCGAGGGCGACGTCCCGATGATCTTCGGCTCCGACGGCACGCTCCGGCGGCTGGTCGACGCGGTCGTGGAGCCGGTCAAGGCCGAGGTGCCGCCAGCCGAAGGGTCGGGCGAGGCCGGCGGCGGGAACGGTGGGCCGGGCGACGTCGAGGACGAGCCGGACCCCGAACCGCCGAAGGGCGGCAAGGGGAAGGGCGAAGGGGGCGGGGTCAAGGACACCGACGGCGAGACGGGCGAGGACGGCGAGGCCGCGGCGCCCGGCAAGAGGTCGAGCCGGGCCGAGGCGCACGTCCACGGGCTCGGTTGCCGACACGACCACGCGCCCGACGTCCGGACATGGCCGAACCCGGAGAACGACCTGCCGAGCGACTGGCAACCGGAGGGCCGGTTCAAGGGGCTGCGGACGATCGACCTTCCCGAAGCCGCACGCCAGATCGTAGCCTACCGGGACGCGGTGCTCCCGCGCTACCGGGACGCCTCCGCTGCGATCGCCGAGGCGGTCGCCCGCCACCACGAGCCGGGCAGCGAGGCGCGCGACGACGCCGAGGCCTCCCGCAAGGCGGTGGACGGCGCGCTTGCCAAGCTGCGGTCGACGTGGTCCGCGTCGACCGAGTCGATCTACGTCGACGCGGCGAAGGCCGGGCGCACGGCCGCCGCGTCGTGGACCGAGGGCTCGTCGCCCGACCTCGCCGCCGCCGCTGTGGCTGGGCGGGAGTACCACGAGAAGGCGATCGGCTACTTGACCGCGCAGGGCGGGCTCCTCGAAACGATGGGCGCGCTCGCCGAGATCGCAATCGCCCGGCTCGACGGCGCCGCCATGCCGGCGCGCTCGGCGATCGCCCGCGCCGAGGGCGAGGACGAGGCCGAGTCGTCCCTGTTCGACGACCTGCTGGCCTCCATCGGAACCGCCATCGGGGCCGAACTGCTCGCGTCGTTGATCTCAGCCCTGACGGCTTCGAAGAAGCCGACCAGCGCCGCCGCCATGCTCGCGGCGCTCGGGCCGGCCAGCACCAAGGCCGAGGCCGAGGCCGCGCTCGCCGCCGTGCTCGGCGCGCAGGCCAATCGGATCGACAACTGGTCGGGCAAGGTGGTCGACCTGACCACGAAGCAGGCGTCGGCGCAGGCAACCGAGGACGCCAACCGGCGCAACGCCGACCCGAACCGGAACCCGGAGGACCCGGCCGAGTCGTGGTTCATCGAGAACGTGGACGCCGGCGGCCGTGACGAGTGCGACGAGTGCTTCGACGAGTCGCGCAAGGGGTTCGTCGCGGTTGCGTCGGTGACGTCGTGGCCGGGCGAGCGCGTCTGCGAGGGCCGGTGCCGTTGCGTGGCCGTCTGGCACACGGCGGCCGAGGTCGCGGCCGGGACCGCCGTGTCGCTCGCCGCCAACGGCAGGGCCGGCGACGCCGCGCCGAACACGCGGGCGGACAAGTACGCCGACATCGACTTCTCGCCGCCGGCCGGCGTTCGAGCCGAGTGCCGCAAGGGCGTGGACTGGTACGAGGCCGGCGAGGGCGGCGACGGGCTGAAGCCTGAGACGGTTCGCTGGGCGCGCAAGTTGCGCGACGGTGACGACATCACGCCCGCGAAGGCCCGCAAGATGCGGGCGTGGCTCGCTCGCCACGAGGTCGACAAGGACGGAACCGGGTTCTCGCCGGGCGAGGACGGATACCCGTCGCCCGGCCGTGTGGCGTGGGCGTTGTGGGGCGGCGACCCCGCGGTCGGCTGGTCCTCGAAGCTCGTCGACCGAATGGGCGCGGCCGACGACGGAGGGGCCGAATAGCCGCCGGGCTTGCGCCGCAGCGCCTCCGCTGCTACCCTTCGGGAAACCAGCGGAACGACCGCCCATCGAGGCGCCCGCGAACCACCAGACCGGCAACGGTCAGGAGTCGCCATGTCGCTTTCCCTCGCGTCCGTCGCCGCGCCCGACCTCACGCAGCCGGCCGAGATCGTCGACGGGCGCCGCACCTACCTCGTGCGCGCTCGTGTCCCGTTCGCGTTCTCCGCGCTCCTGACCGACGCTCGGGTCGAGGCCGCGGTCCGCGCGCCGCTGCCGACGATCGACGACGAGGGCGAGGGGCCGACCGACCCGACGAACCCCGGCGAGCAGAAGATCGTGACGAAGGCCGACGGCGAGGGCATGGCCGCCGAGGAGGACGACACCGATCCCGCGACCGGCGAGGGCGGCGAGATGATGCTGTACGGCGTCGCGTCCTCGACCGGCGTCGACACCTACGGCACCGAAATGTCGAAGCGCGCGCTCGACGGCATGGCCGAGCAGTTCTCGTCCGGCGAGGTCTGCTACCTGCCCGCGCACCCGTCGTGGAGCGGCAACGGCGGCGAGTGGGACTCCGTGATCGGCTACGTCACGAAGGGCGAGGTCGTGTCGTCCGCGGTCGAGAACGCGGCTGCTGCCACCGAGCCCGGCTTCGCCCTGCGCGTCGCGGTCGCCCTCGACGCCGACGCGCCGATGGCCGAGCGGCTGGCGAAGATGATCGGCCGCAAGAAGAAGGTCGGCCAGTCGATCGGAGGCTGGTTCACCGAGCTTCGGTACATCTACGCCGCCGACGCCGGCGAGTGGGACCCTCCGGAGCGCGTGATCATCGAGGGCGTGGAACTCGACCACCTTGCCGCCACGCGCCGCCCGTCGAACGGGGACTCGTGGATCGACGGGATGCGCTCTGCGATCTCCGCGTCGCACGACTCCGCGGTGGCCCGCGCCAAGGCCGCCGCGCCGAAGGTCGTCGCCGCCGAGGTCGAGCCGACCCCTGAACCCGTCGCGGCCGAGCCCGCTGACGAACGAAACAATGCCGTACCCCTTGACACCGAGAACGCGCCGCGTCACGATTCGGATGACGACGCGGGAAGCGAAGGCCAGCGAGCCTCTCCCGGTGCCACGGACGGCGACGTGCCTTCCACCAACACCGAGGAACTCAACATGACCCCCGAAGCTCTCCGCGCCCTCCTGACCGAGTCGCTCGCCCCCATCGCCGCCCGTCTCGACGCCGTCGAGGCCCGGACCGCCGTCGCCACGCCTCCGGGCGCCCGCGTCGCCGACCCGGTTGCCTCCCCGGTCGCCGATCCCAACGCCACCGAGGTCGCCGCGCTCCGCGCCCGCCTCGCGGCCTCCGAGGCCCGGACCGCCGAGCGGTACTTCGGCCGCAAGGGCCACGCTGGCGCCGGCTCCTTCGACCGCGCCGTGATCGAGGGCGTCGCCGAGCAGGTGGTCGAGCAGGCTCCCGCCCTCGCCGCCGTGGTCCGCTCCAAGGGCTTCGTCGACCGTCGGTCGGTGTCGCACTACGGCGCCACCATCGAGGAGCAGGTGTCGATGCGCGCTGCGCTCGAATCCGACCTGCACGCGCTGATCAACAGCGCCGTCGACGAGGGCGTGATCCGCGAGCCCGACTCCGACGTCGGCTCGTGGTCCTGATCCAAACCAACTTCCACACTTCAGGAGCCTGCCATGTCCCTCGATCAAATCTGGGCCGATCTCGACCCCCGCCGTCGCGCCGCCCTTCAGCGCACCCTCAACTCGTCCGGCGCCGGCTCCGTCCTGCTCCAGCCGAACGTCAACAAGATCGTCCAGCAGCTTTCGCTTCGGATGCTCGGCGTCCAGTCCACGCTCGACCGCAAGCCGGGCAGCGGACAGGCCGCGCTGATCAACCGTCGCACGCCCGGCACGACCGGCGGCGCTTGGGTCGCTGACACCGACTCGGGGACGGAGGAGACGGGCACCTACGCACAGGCGACCTTCACCTACCGCACCCTGCTCACCAAGGGCACCGTCACCCGCAAGCTGCAGGCCACCGGCCGCACCTACGGCGACGTGCTCGCGACCGAGATGGTGAACAAGGCCGAGGACTTCGCGAACCTCCTCGAAAGCGCGCTCCTGATCGGCGACAACGCGGCGAGCGCGAACCAGATCAGCGGCCTGCTGACCCTGATCAACGCCGTCGCCGGGCAGGTCGTCGCGAACAGCACGCTCTCGGCGGGCTCCGCGCTCGTCCTGAGCAAGCTCGACGAGGCGATCGACGTGGTGCGCGGCGCGGGCAACCGTTCCGACCTCCGCATCTACGGCTCGCAGGCCGGGCTTCGGAAGCTGAACGCGGCCCTGCAGGCGCAGCAGCAGTTCGTCAACATGACCGAGATCGCCGGCGGCTTCCGCGTGAAGACCTACGACGGCATCCCGCTCGTGCCGACGACCTCGATGCCCGACAACCTGACGTGGAGCGGCTCCAGCCAGACCGCGTTCTCGGGCGGCACCACGACCTCGCTCGTGATCGTGAACACCCGGTACTGCTGGATCGAGGAACTCACCCCGATGTCGGTGCTCCCGCTCGCCAAGACCACGAGCCAGAACGACGCCTTCGAAATGTTCGTCGATCTGGCCTTGGTTTTGGCAAACTCCAAGGGAGCTTCCATCTTGGGCGGTATCTCGGTCTAAACCGCGCCGAACCGCTCGACGTTCGACAGTGGCCGGTATACAACCTCTCTCGGAGGTTCGTATGCCGGCCACTCGCTCGTTGGAGGAACGGTTCTGGTCGAAGGTCAACAAGGACGGGCCGATCCCGACCGGCCACCCCGAATACGACGGGCTCGGACCGTGCTGGACGTTCAATGGCGGGACGGGGAACTCGTCGATCGCGCTGCCGATGGCGCACAAGCGCGGCCCCGACGAGCCGAAACGTCAACTCGCGTGGCGTTACCTATGGGAGTCGATTCACGGGCCGATCCCGACCGGGCTGGTGATCCGGCACAAGTGCGACGGTGGAAAGCCGCCCGTCCTCTGCGTCAACCCCGATCACCTCGAACTCGGAACGCAGGCGGACAACTGTGACGACCGGTATCGCCGCCGGACGGCGCCGAACCGTCCGATCCTTTCGTCGATGGCCGAGGCGATGATCGAGCTTCACGCGCTCGGCGCGCCGGTCGAAACCATCGCCAAAGCCGCCAACGTCGAGCCCGCTGCGGTCAACCATGCGATCTACTCCGGCCGCTCCGGCGTCGCGCCGAAGGCCGTCCGCCGTGTGCCGCCGATCACGCCGGAGCAACTCGCCGACGTGGACGCCCGCCTCATGGCCGGGGCGACGCTCCGTCAGGCGTCGATCGCGACCGGGATCAACTACACGCGCCTCGCGCGCGCCCTCGCGGCCCGCGGGACGCCCTACACCCGGAGGCCGTTTCTAAACGATCAGGAGCTTCTCGTCGCCCACGCGATGGCCGCCGAGGGGAAGTCCACGAACGCGATCGCGGTCGCGCTCGGGAAGTCGTGGCCGCAGGTCCGAAAGACCCTCGCCGAACACGGGATCGGGCCGATCTTCACCCCGACCTAAGCCCTCGGGCCGGTCGGAAGGAAGGGGCTCGGCGGGCGACCGTCGAGCCCCTTCGGCGTTTTGGCTACGCCGGCATGACGTTGACGCGGGCGTAGGTCAGTTCGTTGCCGACCTCGTCGGCCTTCCACCCGCTGCCCGCGCCGCGCGAGACGGGGACGGCGCGGAGGCGGATCACCTTGACGCGGTCGGCGGCGGTGGCACTGGTCCCGCGACCGGCGCGCCAGCTACCGACGTCGCTTCCGATCGCGAGCACCCGGTAGGTGCCGGGGCGGTTGCGAATCCCGACCGTGTCGCCGACCGCGAAGGCGGCGCGGAACGCGACGACGGCGGCGACTTGGATCTTGATCTCGGCGAGGCGGGCGGCGAAGGTCGGGGTGGTCATCTTGTTCTCCGTGCGGGCTTGTTGTTCCTCCCCGCCCCATTCACCTATCCGGCTATCGGTTACGCGGTAGGGTGACGGGTGAAGAAACACGAAAAAAGTTTCGACGGCGGGCTACGCTCGGCCGATGCACGCTGAGCCCCTGCACTTCGTTCGCCACGCCTTCGGCTGGTTCGACTCCCGCGGCGAGGCCGTGATCCGCGTCCTCGAAATCGGGTCGCAGGACATCAACGGCTCGCCTCGGTCGGCGTCGCCCGGCACGGTCGCCAAGTGGATCGGGGTCGACGTGTTCGACCGGCCCGGCGCCGATTGGGTCGGGCTCGCCCACGAGTTCCCGGCGAAGGGCTGGGACGGCGAGCCGTTCGACGCGCTGGTGTCGTGCGAGTGCTTCGAGCACGATCCGTTCTGGCGCGAATCCCTCACCGCCTGCGTTCCGCTCCTGCGGCCCGGCGGGCTGATCGCGATCACGGTGGCGACCGGCGACCGACCGCCGCACGGGCAGGAGGCGGACACGCCGACGCCGGGGCACTACGCGAACGTGAGCAAGGCCGAACTCGTCGCCCACCTCGCCGCCCTCGGTTGCGTGGAGATCGCAGCGCAGGTCGAGCGGCAGAATCAGGACCTCTACGCTCGCGCCGTTCGCGGGGGCTGAGCCGTGCTCGACCTCGTCCCTCGCCGCCCGCGCTTCGAAGGCCCGGTCGTCGTGTTCGTGGTCGCCGCCCTGACGGTCTACGCTCTCGGGTTCTGGCTCGCGTGGTCCGGTTTCGCGGCGCAGGAGCTTCTCGGCGACGAGGCCGCGGTCGAGGACACCGGGTTCGGCTGCTGACCGGGGCGGCCGTTACCCCGTCGGCATGGCTACCCCGATCGAGTTCCCCTGCCCTCGCTGTGGCGCCCGCGAGGGCGAACCGTGCTGGACGCTGACCGACGGCGCGATGCGGACGACGCCGCACGACGCCCGGCGGCGCAAGGCCGGCGAGCGCGTCGAGCGTCCCGAGCAGACCCGGAAGCAGGTCGACGCGCGGGAGGACGGGGCGCGGCACTTCATGGTCGCAGGCGCGCTGTCGAACCTTCGAGGCGTCATCGCGTGTCGGTGGGTCGACGGGTTCGACGAGGACGACCGGCGTGACCTCGTCACCGCGGTCGAGGCGCTTTCCCGGATCGACCAGCGGCGACGTGAGCGAAGGTTGATCCGCCAGAGCAACCGGCGGTTCAGGAAGGAGCAGGCGGTGGCGGCCGACCACGACGACCTGAACAGGTAGCCGGCCGCCGTGCTACGCTTCGGGCGAGAGGTAGTCCCATGCCCGAAGCCCAGCCGTCCGCAGCCGAGATCGTGAAGTCGTGGCCCACCGCGCCCGCGTGGAACCATGCCGTCGTCCACCCGACCGTCTCGCCCGACGACACCCATTCGATCGCGGTGCCCTGCTACGACGAGTGCGTCGATTCCGTCGTCGCCATCCTCCCCGACGGCTCGCGCCGCCACGTCGCGTTCGTGCGCGAGGAGACGACCCGCACGTTCCTCTGGCGGCGAGGGTGGGTCGACCAGACCGAGGCGTTCAAGGCCCTGCTCGACGCCGAGGCTGCACGGGTCGAGGACGCGGCGAAGGCCGACGGCACCAACGCCGTGCTCGACGACGCGCTCCTGCTTGCGATCCGCGGCTCCGACGCTCCGCGCGGCGTCACGTCCCTGTTCCTGACCCGCGCGACGAAGCTCGGCGCGGCCGTGGTCGACGCGCGCCTCGCGGCCCTCGCCGCCGACGGTCGGATCGAGAAGGTCGGCGAGGGCGGCCCGGTCGTCCTGTTCCGCGAGCCGAAGCGCGCGGCGTGACCGGGTAGGCAACTGGCGGCGGCCCGCCGTGCTACGCTCCGGGCATGGCAAGCCAGTTCACCACCTCCGCGCGGGTCAAGGCGCACCTTTCGATCCCTGCCGGCGTCACCCAGCACGACGCCCGAATCGGGTACGCGGTCGACTCGGTCGACTCGATCCTCCTGCCGCTGCTCGGGCTCGATCCGATCTCAGGGTCGGTCACGCAACAGTGGTATTCGGACTATGTCGACGTCGGCGAGCCCAACGAGGACCGGGTGGCGCTCTCGCACTACCCGGTCGTAGCCGGCTCGGTTGCCGGCGTCACGAACGACGGAACGCTGCTCGGCGCAACCGAGTGGTACTCGCGCGACAAGGTCGGCGAGATCGTGCTGACCGGCGACGGCGCGTTCTTCGCCGAGGGGAAGCGGAAGGTCGTCGTGACGTATCAGGCCGGGTACGCCAGCGTTCCGGGGGCGCTGTCCCTCGCCGGGGACGCGATCGGTGCGTGGGTGTTCAACCAGCTACCGAAGGGCGGGTTCGAGTCGGAGAAGGTCGGCGAGTACGCCTACACGGCGAAGGGCTCCGCGTCGGCGAGCGACGGCGACCTGCCGCCGTTGATCCGTCGGCTGATCGCCGGCTACCGCCGGACGGGCACGCGGTAGTCGTTACCCGGCGGGGGAGGTGACAATGAACGTTCTCGTCCTCGGTGGCTCAGGCCGGCTCGGGCGTCGGTTGGTTCCCGCGCTGCACGCGGCCGGGCACACCGTCGCCGCGCCGACCCGAACCGAGTGCGACGTAGCCGAGCCCGGCGACGTCGGCCGCCAGTTTCGCCGAGGGCGGCGCGGACCCGCGATCGACCTCGTCGTGTGCCTCGCCGCTTACGCCGACGTGGTTGGCTGCGACTCGAACCCGGCGAAGGCGAAGGCCGGCAACATCGACACGGTGAGGACCGTCGGGACCGCTTGCGCCGACAGGTCGGTGCCGTGGCTCTGGACGTCCACCGACTACGTCGTCGCGGGCGGCCCGACGCCGGCCGAGCCGGTGCAGGACGTGCTCGCGTTCGGGCGGCTTCGGATGAACAACGCGGGCCGCTACGCCGAGACGAAGCTCGAAGGCGAGGACGTCGCGCTCGCCCACTGCGCGACGGTCTGCCGGATCGCATTCTGCGACCCTGACGACGCGGCGAAGTGGGGGTGGGTCGACGGCTACAACCTCGCGTCTCGGGAGTGGGTCGAGCGGACGGCCGCGCGCCTCGTCCTTGCGGTCGCACTTGCCGCCGAGCGGTGGAACGCCGGGCGGATCGTCCACGTCGGCCCGGTTGCGGGCCTCGATGCCGGACCGCTCGGCCCGTGGCGCACGCGGGAGCAACTCGTTCGCCAGCGGTTCGGGAACACGCACCCGTCGCTCGTCCGGGTCGTCAGGTCGCCGGCCGAGCGTCGGTTTGTCGGCGGCGGCAACGGGCCGGGCGATACCCGGTTCGCCCGCTGCGACCCGCGGCTCGCGCTGGACCCCGAATGATCGTCCACGTCCTGCGGCGCGAGGGCGCACCCGACGATGTTCGGATGTCCAACCTCGCGGCGCCGGAGGAGGCGCCGGTCGCCCGCTGGATCGACGGCGGCTGGGAGGTCGAGGCCCGGATGCAGACCACGGTCGACGCGCTCGCCCGCCGGTTCAGGTTCGTGCGGGTCGGCGAGCGGTGGGAGGACGACCCGAGGCCGCGCGATCCGATGCCGTGGGAACTCCCGACGGCGGGCGACGCGAGCGGCGACGAGTCGGCGCCCTGCGGCTTGGGTCCGTCGCCGTTCGACGACTACCTCCGCTGGCGGAAGCTCCGGGGCGACCCCGAGCCGGCCAACTCGATCACGGTGATCGACGCGCTCGACCTCGTGCGCCGCCGCGTGACGGTCTGCGCCGAGGCCGCGAGGGTCGCGAGGGCGACGGCCGCGGTCGAGCCGTGCGACGACGTGACGATCGTCCTCGCGTGCCACGGGTGGGGCGTCCCCGAGCAGGCCGCCGCGGAGCGCGCCCTCGACGTCGTGGCGGCGTTGGGGCCGGCGGCCCGGCTCTCGGTCGTCCAGAACCGCGAGGACAGTCCGGACGGCCCCGCCGCGCTCGCGTGGGGCGTCGACCGGGCCGGCCCGCGCCTGCGGTTGCAGGTCGTCGGGAACGACGGGTTCGGCGCGGCGTGCAACGTCGGGGCGCGGGTGGCCCGCACCCGGTTCCTGCTGTTCACCCAGCCCGACGCATGGTTCGGCGCTGACGCGATCCGGCTCGCCGTCGGCCTGTCGCTCGCTCTCGCCGCCGAGCCGTCCGGGGGCGGGCGCCCGGCGGTCGTCGGCCCGTCCGGCGGCTACGTCCCGTCGTGGGCGCCCGTGTTCACCGAGGAGGGCCGGAACGTCGAGCGGTTCGGCGACCCCGTCCCGGTCGAGTGGGTCGGCGGCTACTGGATGCTCGCCGAGCGCGCCGCGTGGCGCGAGGTCGGCGGGATGTGGAATCGGTCGTTCCTCTACTGCGAGGAGCCCGACGTGTGCCTCCGGCTCGCCGCCGAGGGGGCGAGGTCGTTCGTGTGGGGCGACCTGCCGGTGAACCACCAACGGGGGGGCACGATCAAGCGCCGGATGCTCCCGTCGCAGGTCGGCGAGATTCACGACGACGCACGGCGCGAGTTCAGCCGGCGGTGGGGCGGCCGGCGCGATCTCGGCCAGCCGAAGCGGTAGCCTCGCGGACGGCGGCGCACACGCGGATCGACAGCTTCGACAGGCCGTCGGACGAGAGCCGGGCGAACCGGGTTCCCTCCGGGTCGCGCCGCTTCCGGTCACGGTCCTCGGCCCGCTCGTCCTCCGTGTTCGACAGGGTCGAGAGCCCGTCGACCACGAGGTCGGCGTCGGCGAGGTCGAACGCGAGCGCGTTCTTGCCGCCGAGCCGGAACGCGACGCAGACCGCCTCGATCTCGGGGGCGTCCTCGGCCCACGACTCCTCGGCGTGAATCTCCAACGACGACGCGGCCCAGCCGGCGCAGCGGACGCGGATCACGCTGCCATCCGGGCGCAGGCCGCGCGCCGGTCGGCTCGAATCCACGCGAGGACCATCGCGTTCCGCTTGGCTTGCCACGCGGCGTAGCCGAGCCGGCTGAGGGCGTGCGAGTGGGCTTCGAGGCGCAGGCCGCGCCGGATGCGGGTCGAGAGGTCGCACGACCGGCGATCCTCGTTCAGCGCCCACACGCCGGTCACGGGCTCGACGTAGCCGCCGATCGCGGCGAGGTCTTTCACGGTCGCCGGCTCGAAGCCAAGGCGGGAGAGGTCGCCGTTGATCTCGCGCTGGCCGAGGCCGGGCGTCAGCGAGATCAGGGTGCGGAGCGCGTCGCGGGCGGTCACGCGCGCACCGCGAGGAGGCCGCAGACGTGATCGAGGCAGTCGAAGGCGTCGACCTCGCCGATATGGCCGTTGTTGCCGGCCCCGATGATGACGGCGGCAAGAAACCGGAGCGCGCCGCGCGTGGTCGCTCCGTCCAGAAGGCGCGCGACCTCCGACGCCGCGTTGCCCGCCGTGACGAACGTGTCGGCGTACCGCTGGCCGCCGAGGAGGTCGTGGGCGGGGAGGAGGTTGTGGGCGTTGGCGGCGGTCAGGGTCATCTTGTTCTCCTTGTTGGCGCGGGTTCCTTCCCGCCCCATCATCATAACCGGGTAACGGTTACCGGCGAGCACTTTCTTTCGCCCCGTGCTAAAAAAGTTCATGCCCACCACGATCGGCGTCGTTCTTGCCGGGGGAACCGGCTCTCGCCTGCTCCCGCTCACCCGGACGATCAACAAGCACCTTCTGCCCGTCAACGGCCAGCCGATGCTTCACTGGCCGATCCGAACGCTCGCGCTCGCCGGGATCGAGCGGATCGTCGTCGTCCTCGGCGGCAAGAGCGCGGGCGAGGTCGTCGAGCACTTCGGCTCCGAGTACGTCGTCGAGGGGCGGACCGTCCGGCTCGCCTACGTCTACCAGCGGGAGGCCGGCGGCATCGGGCAGGCGCTTGCCGTCGCCTTGCCGCTCGTCGAGGAACTCGGCGCGACCCGCGTCCGCGTGATCCTCGGCGACAACGTGTTCCCCGTCGGGGCTGCAGGAGGCCAACCGGCCTTCGACTCCCGGTTCGCGTCGGTCGTCGGAGTTGACGTGCCGGACGCAGAGGCGAAGTATGGCTGCGTCGACGTGTCGGCCGACCGGCGCGATGGCGTCGGCCGCGCGTTCGGGATGCCGATCGAGAAGCCGGGAACGAGCCCGCCAGCGGGCCGCCGGTGGCTCGCGCTGTCCGGCGTCTACGACTTCCCGATGTCACTCGGGCAGGGTCGGCTCGCGGACGTCGTCGCGACACTGGCGAAGTCGGCGCGCGGCGAGGTCGAGGTCACGTTCCTGCTCGAACGCTTCTGGCACTACGGGCTGCTCGACGTCGAGGAGCATGTCGGCTCGTGGATCGACGCCGGCGAGCCCGACGGCTACCGCACGGCGAACGACCCCGCCTTCTGGCCGCCGGGCGTTACCGAGCGGGCATGACCACCGAACCGAAACAGATCGTCGTCGTCACCGGGGCCTGCGGGTTCCTCGGCTTGCACGTCTGCCGCCGCCTCGCCGCCGAGGGCGTCCAGATCGTAGCGTTCGACCTCGACACCTACGCCGCCGTCAACATGCCGGAGGTCGTCGGGATGCTGTCGGACGTGGTGTTCCACCACGCCGACGTCGCGAGTCCGAGGGCATGGCGCGACCTCGATCGGCGGCTCAGCTTTCTCGGGTTCGGGCAACCGGTCGCGGTGCTCCACCTTGCCGCCGAAACGCACGTCGACCGGTCGCTCGGCCGCGTCCCGACCACCCTCGCCGTCGAGGGGGACGACGGGATCGACGACGCCCTCGACCGCTTCTGGCGGACGAACGCGATCGGCACCGCTCGGGTCGCCCGATGGTGCGCCGCGAACGCCGTCCGGCTGATCCACGTTTCGACCGACGAGGTGCTCGGCGACCGTTGGGTGTCGGTGATCAACGGGGGCGGCCGGATCGCCCACGAGATCGACATCGCCGATGTGAACTCGCCCGCCTACCCGCCCGGCTCGCCCTACGCCGCGTCGAAGATCGCCGCCGAGGCCGCCGTGCTCGCCGAGGTCCGGTGCGCCGGGCTCGACGCCGTGATTGTCCGCCCCACGAACCTCTACGGGCCGGGGCAGGCCCCCGACAAGCTGATCCCGGTCGCCGTCCGGAAGCTCTGCTCGAACGAACTCGTCCCGCTGTACGGCGACGGAAAGCAGATTCGGGAGTGGGTCCACGTCGAGGACGTCGCCCGGCTGCTCGTTCACCTCGCGCTCGAAGCGACCGACGTGTCGCTCCTGCCGACGTCGGCGAAGTGCGGGATCGTCCACGCCGGCTCCGCCCAGCGGGGCTCGAACCGGCTCGTCGTCGGCACGCTGGCGACGAGGTGTGAGGAGCGGGGCCTGCGCCATCCGGGAACCGACCGGACGACGTTCGTGCGGGACAGGCCCGGCCATGACTTCGCCTACGGGCTCGACTCGTCGTTGACGCTGGCCGAGTGCGGGTGGAAGGCGGCTCGGGCGTTCCTGTCCGAGCGCGACCTCGACGAACTGATCGACGCCTACGGGGGGACCGGATGAACGTCTGCCTGATCGCACCGCCGAACAAGTCGATGGCGGACCCGAGGATCGCGCCGCCGCTGGGCCTGCTCTACCTCGCCGCCGCGCAGCGGAACGCGGGGCTCGGGACGCCGGCCGTCGTCGACCTGAACGTGTCCTGCTACCCGGCCGGCCCGGAGGGCTCGAAGGACCATCCGGGCGGCAACACGCACGACTTCTCGCTCGACCGGATGCTCGCCGAGGTTCCGACCGGCTGCGACGTCTACGGGCTGTCGCTTGCCTCCATGCAACTCGCCTCCGGCTTGCCGCTGGTTCGCGCGCTCCGGCTTCGCGAGCCCGGCGCGGTGTTCGTCGCCGGTGGCGCGCACGCCTCGGCGATGCCCGCCGACCTTGCCGCCGACTTCGACGTGGTGGTTCGATACGAGGGCGAGGCCGCGTGGGTTGCCTTGATCTGGCAACTCGTCGCGAACGGCGGCCGGGCCGGCTTGTTCCGCGACGGGCTCGCGTTCCCGGCCGAGCGCGTCCACCACGGAGGAGCAACGATCGAGCGCGGGTTCGCCGTGACGCGCGCCGTCGTGATCGACGGGACGCAGATCGACCCGCTCGACGACGCGCCGATCCCGGCCCGCGACCTACTCGACTTCTCGCGGTACACGCGACGGATCGCGGGCAAGGCCGCCACGAACCTGATCACGAGCCGCGGGTGCCCGGCTCGCTGCACCTACTGCCAGCAGGTCGACCTGTGGGGCGAGGGCCTCCGGCTGATGTCGCCCGCTCGCGTGCTCGCCGAGGTCGATGCGATCCGCGAGACGACCGGGATCGAGAACATCCTGTTCCTCGACGACTCGCTGACCGCGTGTTCGACCGCCCGGATGTCCGAACTGTGCGCCGGCCTGAAGGCACGGGGCGTCCAGTGGCGAGGGTGGACGAGGGCGAACCTGATCGCCCGCCCCGACCGGCTCCCGATGCTCCGCGAAATGCACGACGCCGGGTTCGTGTCGTGCTGCGTCGGGGTCGAGTCCGGCTCCGACCGGCTCCTGAAGGCGATCGCCAAGCAAACGACGGTCGAGCAGAACCGTGCGGCGATCCGCAACCTGAAGGCGGCGGGGATCAAGGCCCGGTGCTCGATCATGGTCGGCCTCCCCGGCGAGACGTGGGACGACGTGCAGGCGCTCGTTGACTTCGTCGCGGCCGAGCAACCGGACGACTGGATTCTGTCGACGCTCGTTCCGCTGCCCGGCACGCCGTCGTGGAACGACTCCGGGATCGAGATCGACCGGGACACGCTGGCCGCGAGCGCCTACGAGGGCGTGTTCATCGTCGGCGGCAACGAGCAGTCGGGCGGCGGGTTTTGGCGGTACAAGGACGGAACGACCGCCGCCGAGATCGACGACCGACACACCTACGTTCAAGAGGCGCTCCTGCGCCTCTGCCCCCGTGATCGCCAAGGAATCGTCGCATGATCCGCTCCCTCCTCGCCCGTTTCATCGGCAAGCTCACGCCCGGCCCGCTCGACGTCCTCGTCCTCCGGGTGCCCGGCGGCGAGGGCCGCGTGAAGACCGTCCGCGACGAACTCCGCGGCGCCGGCCTCTGGCCGAAGCTCCCGAGCGGCGCGATCGTCCTCGTCCTGCCGCCGGAGGTCGTGGTCGCCGTTGAGCCGCGGTTGAAGCCGGCCGAGGACCTCGGCTATGGCGAGACAAAGAACCGGACGGTCGACGCCGACGCCGCCGCCGAATCGAAACGTGCGATCTGCGGGGCAACCCCGTCGCGCTGACCCGTGGCCGGCAATCCCGCCGGCCTCTCGACGTGCGCCGGCCGTTATTCCCCGAATAGGGGGGTTGGCACCGACCGGCGCGCGTCGGCTTTCCCGTTACCCGACCAGCGGAGCAACGCCGATGCCGATCCACGAAGTCACCCTCGCCGACGTCTACCGCCTCGACTTCGGGAGGCGAACCGACGACGCCGCGACGTGGGCCGCCCTTTCCGGCGCGGCCCTCGGCGGTCCCGTCCTCGACGTCTGCTGCGGCGACGGCCGGGCCACGCGCGGGCTGCTCGGCGAGCGCACGGTCTACGGCGTCGACCAGAGCGCGGCGTTCGTATCGGTCGCTCGCGACGCCGGGATCAAGGCGAGCGTCGGCGGCGCCGAGCGTGTCGCGAGCCTTCGGGCGGCCGGGCCTCGGCCGGCCCTCGTCGTCTGCGCTTACTCGTCCCTGCTCCTCCTTCCGCACGCTCGGCAGGCCGAAGCGATCGAGGCGATGGCCGAGGTCGCGCTTCCGGGCGCGCTCGTTGCCGTCGAGGCGTTCGTGCCGAAGCTGACGAGCGACCGTGTCGTCGACCAGACCGTCGCGAACCCGAATGATCCGACCGACCACCGATGGGTCCGGCGCACGACCTACGAGGTCGACACGGCGTCGAGGACGACTCGGATCGCGCGCCTCTACGGGCCGGACCCTGAGAAGTGGACGATGCAGTTGAGCGAGGTCGTCTACTGGCGCGACCCGGACGAGATCGCGCTGCTGTTCCGCCGGGCGGGGCTCGTGTCGGTCGATCACTCGACGACGACCGTCCTCGTCCTCGATTCGCTCGGACGGCGAAGCGTCGTTCCCGTCGCACCGGGCATGGCCCTGACCGTGGGCCGGCGGTGAAGTTCGTCGCGTTCTCTGGCCTGCCGTTCCACCGGTGGTGCCTCGCCGACGCGATCGCGGCGGCGAGGCGGGCGGGTCACGAGGTCGTCGAGGTCGGCCACGAGCCGCGCAACCATCACGATTGGTGGACGGGCTCGTTCAACGCGAAGGAGGCGATCCGCGCGGCCTCGGTCGGCGCCGACTACCTCCTCGCCGCCGACTACCCGTTCGCTCCGCTTCGCGTCCTGCTCCCGTCGTCGACTGAGATCGTGTCGTTGAGGCACTCGCTCGCGTCGAGGGGGAACACCTACGAGCCGGAGCAGTTCGACGCCGACCACATCGCGGCGTTCTCCGAGTTCGATGTCGGCCGGCTCGCGTCCGCGTGGGGGCGGCTTCCGAAGCGCAGGCCGATCCAGTTTGCGACGGCGGGGTGCCCGTGGGCTGCGCCCGTCCTCTCGCCCGACCGTGCCGGGGCGCGCGCCGCCCTGCTCGACCGGGTCGGCCTCCGGCACGACGACTCGCGCCCGGTGGTCGCCGTCGCGACGACGTGGAACCCGTGGACGTCGCTCGATGCTGTGCGCGAGTTGGCGGCCGACCGTGAGCGGATCGTGATCTGGCGTCCGCATTGGGCGGCGGCGTGGCGCCGACCAGGGGAACTCGACGAGGTTCGGTCGTTCGGCGCGTTCGTCGACGATCCGCTCGAACACCCGTCGGCCCTGCTGCTCGGGTCGGACGTCCTCGTCGGCGACGTTTCCGGGATCGTCCTGCTCGCGACGCTGGTACGCGGCCCGAACGACCCGACCGTGATCGGTCCGCTCGGCGGTCTGCCGGTCGTGATGATCGACCCGGACCCGTCGGCGTTGCTCGACTCCGGGCAACTCGACCCAACCGGGCCGGAGTGGGAGTTCAGAGATCGAATCGGTCCGCGGTTGCCGCCGAGGCGGGCGCCCGGCGAGGTCGTCGAAGCCGTCTCCCGCCTGCTCGCGAACGACGACGAGTGGCGAGGATCGCGCGCAGGGGTCGGCGAGGCGATGTCGGCGCCCTACACGACGCCGGACAGTCCCGAGCGGTTGATCGAGGCGTTGACGCGATAGGCTCTCGGCATGACCACCGAACTCGACTATTGGAACGCCCGCGCCACGACCTACGACGGGAACGGCTGGACGACCAGGGCGGACCTGTTGAAGTGGTCCGCCGACCACGCGGCCCGGCTGCTCCGCGAGTCGCCCGGCTTCGCCGACGCCTCGACGAAGGGTCGGACGCTGGAGGTCGGGTGCGGCACCGGGACGTTCACGGAGGCGCTTGCCGAGCGGTGGCTCGCCGTCGACGCGGTCGACCTCTCGCCCACGATGGTCGAACTTGCGAAGGCGCGGCTCGGGCGCCGGCCGGCGTTGACCGTCTCGGCCGTCGCCGACCCGTTCTCGCTACCGGACGGGAAGTTCGCCGGCGTCGTGTCTCGGATGGTCCTGCACCACGCGCCGGACTCGCCGCTGCAAACGATTGAGCGATGGCGGTCCCGCTGCGCTCCGGGGACCGCCGTCGTGATCGTCGAGGGTCCGCCGCAGTCATCGCACCACCGGCACTCTGCGTGGGGGCTCTACGTCGACGCGATGCGCGCGAAGGAGCCGGGCCGGTTCACGTTCCACTCGGCTGCGGTCGCCGACTGGCTGTTCGAGGCCGGCTGCGAGGACGTCCGAGTCGTCGAGCGGTGGACGCACGGGAACTCGCTCCGGGCGTGGCTCTCGGGCTCTGGCATCGAGGGGCCGGAGGCCGAGGCGATTCTCGACCTGCACCGACTGGCACCGGAGGGCGCGCGCCGGCTCTGTCGGATCGAGGAGGTCGGCGGCGACGTCGTGATGTCTTGGCGGCACATGGTCGCCGCCGGCTGGTAGCCTACGCCTCGAACGGGAACCCCGCGGCGGCCCACGCCTTCCGGGCGGCGATGCGGGCCGCCTCGAACGGCCGTATTTCGGCGTATTCGGCATGCCCCCAGCCGTCGCCGCGGGCGTTGATCTCGGCGCGCTTGTGCTCGTCCTCCGCGTCGGCGCGTAGGAAGGCGAGGGCGAGCGGGTGGACGGCGGCGGGGGCGGCTGCGTTCATCTTCTTCTCCGTGCGGGGCTGTTTGTTCGCTCCCCGCCCCAATCATGTAACCGACTATCGGTTACCGTAAAGGCTCACGAGCGAAGATTCCCGAAAAAAGTTCGGCGCGTCGTGCTACCGGTCGCCCATGCTGTTCGGCTCCCTGCTCCTTCTCGGCGACTCGCTCACCTTCGGCGCCCGCGCCGACGTCGGAGGCCACGCCGGCCTCGGCTACCCGGAGCACCTCGCTTCGATCCTGACCGGCTCGACCGGCGAGGAGTGGTCGCCGCTGAACCGCGGGATCAGCGGGCAGACGATCCGCCAGATCGCCGACCGTGCGCCCGGAGCGTTCCGCGAGCTTCTCGCCTACGCCGGCCCTCGCTGGGCGGTCGTGCTCGCCGGCACGAACGACGCGAAGCATCCGGGCGCGCCGCTCGACGAGTGGGAACTCCTGCTGCGGCAGGTCGTCGCGTGGGGGCGCCGGGCATCCGTCCCGCTCGCCTTGTGTACCTTCCCGCCGATCCGAGGCGAAGCGATGCCCGCCTTCGGCCCGAACGCGCAGGCGTGGGCCGACGCGGCCTCCGCGCGCGTCCGCGCCCTTGCCGCCGAACTCGACGGCAACCCGGCGCCGGTGGTGCTCGTCGAACTCGCCGACATGCCCGACTCGCTGCTCTGCGACGGCGTCCACCTCTCGCCGGTCGGCTACCGTGCGCTCGCCCTCCGGGTCGCTGACGCGCTCCGGTTCCTGCCTGCGCGCCCGTGGCCGCAGATCATCGCCGAGGCCGAGGGCTGGTTCGAGACGGCCGAGGGCTCGCGGGTTCCGCGCGCCACCGTCGCCGCCGAGGTCTGCTCGACCGACGCACCGAAGGCGAAGCGCACCCGCAAGGCGAAGGGCGGCGAGGCCGTCGGGCTGTGAGCCGTCCGCGGTCGAGGGTTCGGATCGTCGTGTTCGACGGGCTGGATTGGGAGTGGTGCTCGACGCACCGCGAGGACTGCGACGACCTGTGGAGGATCGCCGCCGACGGCTGCTCGGCCCCCCTCCGGGCGTGCGACGTGCCGGTGACGCCGACGGCGGTCGGCGCCCTGCTCGCCGGCCGGGAGGTCGACCTCGGCTGGTCGGGCGACCACTACACCTCGTCGCAGGAGTTGATCCGCACCCGCCCTTGGGTCCACGATCTCGCCCGGCAGGGGTTGACCGTCGGGCTCGTGAACGTGCCGCTGACGTGGCCCGCGTTCCCCTTGCCGCGAGGCTCGTGGGTAGTGTCGGGGTTCCCGGTCGACCCGATCGCCAAGGTCGACCCTCGCCGCCCGTGGTTCTCGCCGCGGGGGCTCGACGTGCTCGGCTACCCGATCGACGCGGTCGTCTGCGACCACGGGCCGGGCGGAACGAAGGACGTCGCCGGCCTGTCGCGTGCCGAGGTTGAGATCGAGCGATGGCTGCGCGGCTCGGCGCCGCCGGCCGACGTCGAGGTCGTCTGGTTCCGGTCGACCGACGGCGCCGGGCATCACCTGTGGGGGTCGGACGGCTACCGGCTTGCGGTCCGCGACGCGCTCGCCCTGCTGCCCCGGCTCCGCGACGGCACCGAGAACCTCGTCGTGATGTCCGACCACGGGTTCGACGCGCTGACCGCGCCTCGCTGCTCGACCTACCGCGCGACGAACCACGGGCCGCCCTCGCTGGCCGCCGGGCTGGTCGGCGGTCACGCGATGGAGGGCGTCCTCGTTGCGGCCGGGGACGACATCCACGCGCGCGGCCTGCTCCCCGAGCAACGGCTCGTCGAGGTCGCTGGCGGGCTCTACGACCTGCTCCGCTTGCCGCCGCCCGTGGGCATGATCTCGAAGGGGCCGGCGTGGGCGCAGCCGGTGTCGGGCGACGGCGACGACCTCGTCAGGCGCCGCCTGCGTGAACTCGGTTACCTCGGATAGACCATGAACCCGAACGCGAACCTGACCGTTTTCCCCGATCCGAGCGTCTACCCAAACGACGGCCCGACGGCCGCCAACCCGAAGCGCGTCGTTGAGATCGGCGAGCCGGGCCGGGCCGATGAACTCCGCGAGGCCCTGCGCGCCCTCGCCCTGATGCCGCGGGCGAAGGACCACGAGCAGCGGGTCGTGATCGTGTCCACCGAGCACCGGGCGTTCGCGGTCCTCGCCGGCGAGAACTGGCAACTCGCGGCCACCGCGCTCGCCGAGGCCGGGATCGTGGCGCTGACCGACGTCGAGGCGCGCCGCGTTGGGTTCGTGCCCGCCGGGCGCGACGAGTACCTGCGCCTCGAACGCGACGGCCTGCTCGTCGCTGACATCCGGCGCGACAGCATCCGGGCCGCCGGCGAAGGGCTGAACGGGCCGCACCGCTTCGGCCGCACCGACGACCCGTCGGTCGTGCCCGCAAAGACGCTTCGGCGCCGCGCGCGCATGGCTGCGAGGGCCGGCCGGTGACGGAGCAGCGCGAGTTCGGCGCGCCGTTCGGTTCGATCTGGAACCCCGCCAAGGCCGACCCGACCGGGTACACGCCGCCGGACCGCTCCCGCCCTGCGCTCGCCGACCTTCCGTCGGACGGCCGTCCGGCCGTGACCGTGCTCGGTACGATCCGCAACGAGCGGAAGGCGCTCGCTCGCTCCCTGTCGATCTGGCTCCAACAGGCGCGGCCGACGTGGCTCACGGTCGAATACTTGATCTGCGACGACGGCTCCGACGACGGCGTCGAGGACATGATCGAGCCGCTGATCGACGCCGGGGCTCCGATTCGCTACACCCGCTGGCGCGACGGCGGCGACCCGACCGACCGGTCCTGCACCGTGATCTTCAACGCTGCGCTTCGACTTGTCGACTCGCCGCTCGTGCTCGCGCAGTGGTTCGACCGGGTGCCCGGCTCCTTCGGCCACCTCGCCGCCCTCGTCGCGCCGCACCGCAAGCGGGCCGGGATCGTGACGTCGGCCACCTCGCGGCACATCGGCTCGTCGTCGAGCGTGACGAACATGCCGCCGGAGCAACTCGACGCGCTGCTCGGCCTCGTCTCGTGGCGCGAGCGGCCGGAGCAACTCGATCTCGTGGCCGGTCAGATCGGAGCCCACTGCGTTCCGGGACAGGCGACCGAGTCGTCGGGGCTCTGCATCGCCCGGTCGGAACTCGTCGCCCTCGGCGGCTGGGACGAGCGGTATGGGGCGCTCCGGCACGGCTACCCGAACGTCGACCTCTGGCGGCGCGTCCTCGGCTCCGGCCTCGTCGCCGTGTTCCCCGACGCGCCGACCGGGAACAACTACCACCTGAGCCACCCAGCCGGGCGGCGAGAGGGGAAGGACACGAGCTTGCTCGCCGACGTCACGCTCGCGCGGAACCCCGGCGGCTGGTCGCTGCCGGGTCCGATCTTCGACTCAGGCTTCGGCTCGGTCACGAAGATGGACGCGCGGCGGGTCGAGGCGATCCTCGCCGCCGAGTGCCTCGCCCGCTGACCGGCTAACCGTCGAGTCGCATCGCGAGATCGACCACTTTGCGGCGGGCCGAGATCGACTTCGTGCCGCGGAGCACCGCGAGCGTTTCGCGGTGTTCGTCGGTCACGACTGCCGGGGCGATCGCGGCGAAGCACCAGTCGAGCAGCGCGTTCTCGGCGGCGGCGAGGACGGCGCGCGCTTCGTTCTGCAGGGTGCAGAGGCGCTGCGCGTTCGCGGCGCGCGCGGGGTTCTCGGCCGACCACGCCGCGTAGAACGCCTTGAAGTCCTCTGGCTCGCCAGCGGCTTCGAAGTCGACGTCGAACGCCGCGTCCGACTTGTTGTATTCGGCCGTGACGGCTTCGAGCTGAGCGACGGCGACGAGGTAGGCGAGCTTGATCGGGTTCATCTTGTTCTCGGTGGTTCGGTGCGGGTTCCTCCCCGCCCAATCAGTATAGCCGGCTAACGGTTAGACGGTAGGGCTACGGGTGAAGATTCCCGAAAATAGTTCGTCGGCCCGGCTGCGCGGCGGCGGGGTAGGATGGCGGCGACGGAGCCGCCCCATGCACATCGCCGCCCTCGCCGACCGCACGATCACGATCGCGCGCCGAACCGCCTACCTGCTCGAAGCGGTCGCCGCCGCTGCGAGCCTGACCGTCGACCGCCAGCCGCCGCGAGCCTCGGCGATGCGCGTGACCGTCGCCGCCGGGACGACCGGCTCGGGCACGGTCACGATCACGGGCACCGTCGAGGGCGTGCCGGCGACGGCCGAGGTGCTCACGTTCACGGCGAACGGCGTGAAGGTCGGGAGCAAGCTGTTCACGGCGATCTCGGCGGTGGCGACCTCCGGGCTCGCGAACGAGGCGGCGATCCCGACCGTGGCGATCGAGGCGGTAGACCGGCAGGGCGCGCCGCAAGCGCAGGACGTGACGCGGGCCGCGAGCGTGCCGGCTCAACTGCGGCGCACCGCCGGCCGCTGGCCGGTCCCGGCGCCCGGCTCCGAGGCCTCGCAGTCGATCGTCTACGTCGTCGACCGATCGGACGTCTGGACGCCGCGCAAGGGCGACCGCATCACCGACGACTTCACCGCCGAGGTGTCGATCGTCGAGGAGGCGCGCGAGGCCGGCGGCAACTGGTACGGCTCGCACTGGGAGCTTCGCGCGGCTCTGGTGTGACCGGCCGCGCGGCCCGCGCCTACTCGTCGCGAACCCCGAGCAGGGCCTTCAGCGCGACGACGTCGCCGGCGTAGCCGATCGAGAAGTGGCGCGCCGTCGTGCGGACCGGGACGCCGACGCCACGGTACTTCGTCATGTGCACGTTCTCCGTCTCCATGATCTCGACCGCGCCGACCAGCGGCTGATCGAGCGGGTCGCCCTCGTTCGACGGGACGACGTCGATCGACCAGCCGCGGAGGCGGACGATGTCCGACCGGTGCGAGCCGCTCCAGTCGTCGACGTAGACGCCCTGCACGCCGAGGCCCTTCGCCTTGATCCGCGCCACGACGCGGGAGGCGATCTGGCTGAGCGAGTCGTCGACGATGTCGGTGTTCGGGGCGCTGATGGTCGGGTTCGTGGTCATCTTGTTCTCCGTGGGGTTCGCTGCGGGTTCGTTCCCGCCCCACAAGCATATCCGACTAACGGATAGACGGTAGGGCGCGGAGCGAAGATTCCCGAAAATAGTTCGCGCGTGTTAGCCTCGACGTCAGGAGGCACTCCGATGCCCGTCGACGATCCCGCCGTTCTTCCGCCCTTGCCGACCCTTCGTTCGCTGCACGACGTCCTGATCGTCGTCCCTACCTGCGGGAGCCCGGCGACGGTCGTTCCCGGCGTTCGCCGGCTCCTGAAGCATACCGACGGGCTCCGCGTTCGGCTGGTCGTCGTGGGCAACCCGGACGACGCGGCGAAGTGGTCCGAGGCGCGCGGGATGATGCTCGCGGCGGCGGCCGGCTCCGACGCCGAACTCGACCTGCTCGACCTCGGCGCGCCCGTCGGCTTCGGCGCCGCGGTCAACGCGGGGATCGCGCGCTACCGCTCCGGGTTCGGCGCGCTCCCCGCGCATACCGTCGTGATCAACGACGACGCCCACGTCTGCGCCGGCTGGCTGTCGGGCATGATCGAGGCGCTCGACCCGGTCGACGGCGTGGTCCTGACCGGCGAGCCGCCTGACGAGCGCGGCGTGCGGGCGCGACGCGACCCGACGCTCGCCGTCGGTCGGATCGGCATGGTCGGCCCGGTGTCGAACCTCGTCGCCGGCGTGGCGCAGCTACGGCTCCCCGACGACCTCCGGCGGGCGCCCTACGACGTGATCGGGGCGAACGTGCGCCAGCAGTCGGGCGGGGACGTCGAGGTGGTCGACTTCCTGTCGGGGTTCTGCGTGTTGTACCGGCGCGAGTGTCTGCTCGACCTGCTCGCCGACGACGGCAACCTGTTCGACCCCGTGTTCAAGATTGGCGGCTACGAGGACAACGACGTCTGCGTCCGCGCGGAACTCGCCGGCTGGGGCCGGGTGGTCGCCCGCTCGGTCTACGTCCACCACGACGGCCACCAGACCCTCGATCGGATCGCACCCGGCGCGAAGCGGGGCATGGCGAACCGGCGCACCTACCTCGACAAGTGGGCTGGCACGTTCCGGACGACCGGGACGAAGCTCGTCGCGCTCTACCGGGTGAAGCTCGAAACGGCGCAGGACCTCGCCTATCTGCGCGCTTCGATCTCACGCATGGGCGAACTCGGCGACGGGATCGCGATCCTGCTGAACGGCAACCCGCTCGAAATGACGGGCTCGCCCGACTTCGCGCAGATCGCGCCCTCGCTGCCTCCCGACGACCACGCGCTGCTCCGCGGGTGTTCGGGGAAGGACCGGGCCGGCGTCGCGGCCGAGTTGGCCGCGTGGGCGACGGCGGCGGCAAGGGGCGGCGACCACGCGCGCGGGACTCCGCTCGGCGTCGTCTGCGAGGTGTGGGCCGGCGAGTTCAACGAGCGCGACGAGCGGAACCACCTGATCGGAATGGGCGAGGCGCTCGGCGCCGACTGGCTGTTCTCGGTCGACCACGACGAGGTGCCGGAGGGCCGGGTCGAGCGCGCGACCGTCGAACGGCTGATGCGGGCTCCCGACCCGCTCGTCTGCTCGTGGGACGTCGCTTTCACGACGCTGTGGGACTCGCCGCGCACGCAGCGGATCGACCGGCCGTGGGGCGACGGCGGCAGCTATCAGGGCGGCATGCGCGGCTTCCGGTTGTTCCGCGCCTCGGCCTCGCCTCGCCGCCCGCGGCGAATCGCGGCCGGGAACGAGATCGGCCTCCACTGCGGCAACGTGCCGGACGCCGACCCACTCGCCAAGCGGGTGTCCTCGATCCGGATGCTCCACTTCGGGTACGTCCGCCGGTTCGACCGGGTCCGGAAGCACGCGCGCTACCAGCGGCTCGACCCGAGCCCGAATCGGATCGCGACCGGGGGCGGCTACGCGCACCTCGTCGCGGAGGAGAACATGACGCTCTCGCCGGTCGTGTCGGTGAACGCGATCGGCCTCACGATGATGCTGCACGCCGGCGAGACGGCGCACGACCTTGCGCGCCAGCTTGACCAGTACCACGGGCTCGTCGACGCGGCGGTGCTCGTCTGGACGGGCGAGTGGAACGCCGACGATCCGTCGACCGGGCCGTCCGACGACATGCAGCGGATCGCAAGCGTCTACGGCGCGACGTGGGAGCACCAGCCGCTCGACGACGACTTCGCCTCGGCTCGCAACGCGGGGCTCGACGCCCTGCGCGCGATCAAGTCGCCCGTGACCGGCTCTCCGATCGCATGGGCGCTCGTGGTCGACCCCGACGAACTGCTCGCCGACACGTTCGGCGACGTCGTCGCGCTCCGCCGGATGGCCGAGTGCTCGGACGCCTACGGGTTCCTCGTCCGGTTCGCGAACCACCGCCCGGCGGCCAGCGGCGAGCCGCCGACGCTCTCAGAGGCGATCCGGTTCGTCCGGCTCGATCCGGGCAGGCTCGTTCGCTACTCGGGCCGGGTCCACGAGGGATTCGACGAGGCATTCCGGGCGATCGAAGCGAGCGGGGACCGCCCTCGGGTTCGGTACGCGCCGTTCACGGCGCACAACCCCGGCCTCGGCACGGACCCCGCCGAACTCGAACGGAAGGTGCGGTTCTACCAGCGGCTGCTCGTCGCCGAGTTGACCGACAACCCGCGGAACGCCTCGGCGTGGACGTCGCTCGGGATGCAGTTCACCAACGACGGCCACGAGGAGAAGGCGGCCGAGTGCTTCAAGCGCGCGATCGCCTCCGACCCGACCGGGTTCCTCGCCTACCGCGAACTCGGGCTCGCGAAGCTCCGTGAGGGGCGAACACTGTTCGAGATGGTCACCCGCTGCTTGCCGCAGGGGCACGACTACCACCGAGTAGCGACCGCCGGCGTCGACTGGTTGAGCCGGTTCGCCCCGGATCAACCGCTCGTCGGCCTCGCCGCCCGCGGCCCGGATCACGTCCCGGTGGAGGCCGACGTCGAGCTTCCGGCGTTCCCGCCGATCGACGATGAGAGCAATCCGTTCGCCGGCGTGTTCGACGACCTTGTGCCGGCGAAGCCGGCGGAGGTCGATCCGGGGTAGACTGCCGGCATGGTCGGCTTCTCGATGGACGTCGGGTCGTTTCAGGTCGTCGTCGGCAACCTGTCCGCCGTCGCGTCCGCCGACGTCGTCCTCGACTCCGTCGGCGACGCCATCTCGCGCGTCCTGTTCGACGCCGTCCGCGCGAACGTGTCGGCGACCGACCACACCCTCGCCGACCTGCGCCGGCTCGACCACCCGTATGCGAGGCGGCACGGTTCGATCCAAATCCACGGCGGCAGTCAAACGACCGTCCACAAGCACACCGTGCAACTTCTCTCGTCGCTCAGGGTCGAGAAGCTGCCGTCGGCGAACTCGCCGACCGGGGAAGCCTACGCGGTCTGGTTCGACGTCGCCGCCGCGCCGCACGCCGCGTTCGTCGTGCAGGGCACGCGATACATGCTCCCGCGCGATGTCCTGTGGGCAACGACACAAGACCCGGCCGTCCGCAAGAGCATGATGCGGGCGACGACGAAGGTGCTCGGCAAGGCGCTGCGGACGAAGGCGAACATCCGGTTCGGGAATTCCTGACACGGCGAGGTAGACTGCACGGATGGCAACCTCGCTTTCCTCCATCGCCGCGATCGAGATGATCCGCCGCGCCCTGATCGACGCCTCCGCCGTCTCCGCCCTCGTCGCCGACCGCGTCCTCGGCGCCTACCCGGAGCAGGTCGATCTCGGCGAGGCGGCGTTCCCGACTGTCGCCCTCGTCGGGAAGGGCGGCCGGCTCCTTCGGTTCGGCCGGATGGAGTCGGTGTCGTTCGACCTCGTCGCCTACTCGCGCGTGAGCGAGTCCGCGGCGGCCGAACTCTACGACGCCTGCTCGGCCGCGCTGCAGGCAGAGCGGATCACGTTCGCCGACACGAGCGCGAACGGCGGCGAGCGCGCCGCCGTCTGCGAGGAGGCCGCGCGCCCCGGTTCGGGCTGGGACGGAAGCCTTCGGGCGTGGTTTCAGGCCGGGCGGTGGTCGGGTCAGGTGATCGGGTAGACGACGGAAACCCGGTGGCCGTGCTACGCTACGGCGATGCACACGCCCGACTTCAACCCGTCGCCGTCCCTGCGCTCGAAGGACCAGACCGGCGTACTCTGCCGGTGCGGTCACCGGGTGACGGCACTCCCGTCCGGCTCGCGGGCAATCACGAGCGCGTCTCCGCTCCGCGCTGGTGAGAAGCCGCAGTTCTCGACCGTGACGTGCGGTGTCTGCTCGGCGCCGGTTCGGGTTGCGTGCGCGGTGCCGGCGTGAGCGGCCCCGACGTGATCCGCAGAGGGTCGGCGTCGGCGCCGCCGGCGGCTCGGGAGCGGATCGTGATCGGCGAGGGCTCGGCGAGCGAACGACTGACAGCGATCGAACGTGTGCTTGCCGGCATGATCCCCGTCCTCGACGCGGCCAGCAAGGCGGCGGCCGTCGGCGGGGACGAGCGGCCGACGCTTGGGCCGTCCGAGGCGTGGTGGTGTTGCTCGGGCTGCAAGAAGCGGCTCGGGATCGTCGACAACGCCGCCGGCGAGCTTCGCATCCGTCACGACGGCGGCCGGTTCCTGTATCGGATCGTCTCCGGCGCAGGCGGTCGAACCTCGACCGCTTGCAACTCGTGCGGGATCGAGAACGTGTTGAGAGACGCGGGGTAGACCTCGCGCGCCGAGCGTGCTACCGTGAACCGCACGACGCCCAACGAGGCGCGCTCTCGATCTCGAACCGCCCGAACGAGGATGCGCCATGCCCTACAACATCGACAGCAACGGCAACACCGACAACATCTCGTTCGGCCCCGCGGTCGTCTACCTCGGCCCGTCCGGCGCGACGCCGACCGCCTCGGTTGGCTACGTCGGCGAGGATGCGGTCACGCTCGAAGTCATGTCGACGAAGCGCGACATCGAGCAAGGCAACCCGAAGACCATCGAGTTCTCCTTCGCGACGCAGCAGAAGGTCAAGGTGTCGTGGCAGGGGATTGAGTGGGACCAAGACCTGATCCAGTACGCGGTCGGCGCTGGCAACACCTACGTCTCGCCATCCGTGCAGACGTGGTCGTTCGGCGGCGATCCGATCGTCGAGACGGTCGCGATCAAGGTGCAGCACTACATGGCGAAGGCCGGCGACACGCTGACCTGCAACGTGTGGAAGGCGCGCGCCGACGGCACCGTGTCGATCGGATTCTCCGCCGAGGAGCACAAGTTCGCCAACGCCTACGAGGCGATGCGCTCCCCGACGAACTGGGGCGGCGCGACCCTCGCCGTCGACGAGCAGTTGTTCCAGATGGTGCGTCAGGTGTCATGATCGGGTAGACTGAACCGGGCCAACGAGCCCGGAGGTCTATCGCATGGGCAAGCTCGAACCGACCGAACCGACCGACGCGCTGCGGTCGCTGCTGCGGAAGCTCGTCCCGGACGACTCGTGGATCGAGGTCCGCAAGGTCGACGGCTCCGTCCTTCGGGTCAACACGGTCCTGCCTGCTCGCCGGCAGGTTCTCGTCGCCCGCGCGATGGAGAAGATTCTCCGACGCTCGGTCGTTGGGTCCGCCGTCGCTGCTGGCAAGCTGTCCGGCGACGTGGTCGGCCAGTTCGTCGCCCTACTCAACGACGACGAGGCGCTCGACCAACTCGGCGCCGCCTTCCTTGCCGCCTACCCGGACGCGCTTCCGCCGGGAGTTGACCCTCTCGACGTGATGGCGATCGAGGAGGTGGTTCTCGCCGTCCTCCCTTTGCTGGTGCGCCCCCTTCTCAGGGGGCTGGACGTGGTCGAGCCGTTCGCGGCGGCCGAAGCGTAGGGTCGGCCTCCGGGGCCGACACGATCGAGTGGCTCGTCGGCACGCTCGCTGCGGCCGGGCTCGACGTGTTCGACATGCTCGAAACGAGGACGTGGGAGCAGTTGTCGGTGCTCGCCGCCGCGATCGAGGACCGCCGCATCGACGACATCGACCTCGTGACCGTTCCGCTCGCCGCCGCCCAAGGGGCGAAGTTCAAGGGCTACGGGCCGGCCCGGCGGAAGGCGAAGGCCCGCCAACGCGAGAAGGAGCGGCTCGCATCCTTGCCGCCGGACGTCGCCGCCGGCGCGAAGGAGAAGGCGCTGCTCGATTCCCTCGCCTCCGCTGGGATCAAGGTCCGCTCGGGCGGGTAGGTCGCCGCTCGGCGTGCTACCCTAACCGCGACGGGGGCGACGATGGCGGGCGACATTTCGATCGGCAAGCTGTTCGTCGAGCTACTCGTCAACGACGAGAAGTTCGGCCCGGCGTTGAAGGGCGCGACGGCGGAACTCAACAAGCTGGCCGCCGAGGCGAAGAAGAAGTCGGACGAGGCTGCGCGCGCCGTTCAGCCGCTCGCGACGGCGTTCAACGTCGTGACCGAGGCGGAAAAGAAGCACGTCGCCGCGATCGTGGCGTCGCAGGCGGCTGAGACGCATCGGGCCGCCGCCCTCGGCGTGACCGTCGGCCAGCTTCGGCAGATGGACGCCGCGTTGAAGGCGGAGACGGCGTCGACGACGGCCGCGACGGCGGCGGTCAAGAAGCACACGACGGCGGTCGCCGCGGTCAAGGACACGACCGCGGCGGCGGCCGGGGCGGCGAGCAACCTTCGGTTCCAAATCTTCGACGTCGTGCAGCAGTTGTCGGCCGGGCAGAACCCGTTGATGATCGCGAACCAGCAGGGGTTCCAGATCGCCCAAGCGTTCGGCCAGCCGGGCGCCGGCGGGGCAATGGGCCTGTTCACGGCGGCGCTCGGTCCGCTCGGCCCGCTGTTCACGGCAGCCGTCGGGGCGGCCGGCCCGTTGGTCGTAATCGTCGGCGCCCTCGCGACGGCGTACATCGTATATGCGAACGCGGCGGTCGACGCCGACGAGGCCGCGACCGGGGCTGCGGATCGGGCGGTCGCGTCGGCCGCGAAGATCGCCGGTACGGCGGCGGACGTCGGCAAGGCGAACGCCGCGTGGGGCAAGTTCCGCGAC